CGATTACCGACAAGTAGATTTGTATGACTATAGAGATTTCCGGCTGAAGTACCAAATGAAACTGTCGAGTCGGCACTTCTATCAATAAATGACATTCCGCGACGCAGTTCAGTAATTGTTACCGTTACAGATCTAGCTACTGTAGCTGAACTGTTTACAATAGCAACCCCATATCCACCAGTTGAGCCTGAGTGTTGGACTTGATAAATCATTACCATCCACGGAGTGGTGGCCAGACCTGTATCAGTTCCCTCTCCGTGTCCACGACCATCACTAAATGGATAGAGTCTATAAAAATCAGCTGAGTTTGTAGGCGGATTAGTCCCTTGTAGTGACAAATAACCACCTTGAAATATGTATGTTGACGTTCCAGAGTTGCTATTTGTATTTGAAGAAACTTGAATTTCTATTGCAACATTGCCTTCTGCTGCAGTAAATTCTGCAAGACGTGCTATATTCCCAACAGGAATAGTTTTACTGAGAACTCTTTGAACTGCAGCTCCTGATGCGGTTGTTGAGTTTCCCGTTACTAAATAATTTCCAGCAGAGACTGTTGGCGCAGTTGCAGTTCCCGTAAAGGTCGGCGAAGCTAATGGTGCACGTGTTGTATCAGTAGCGTGGACGTGATCAGCGCGAGCAAAGCGGGTAGAAGAGCCAGCTGAGGCAATTCCGTCCATTGGCGGTGCCACGTCGGCGGCCTGGCCAATTACAAATGCAGTTGTTGCGATTTGTGTGCTATTTGTACTAACAGCTGCAGTTGGTGCAGTAGGAGTTCCTGATAGTGTCGCGCCGCCATTAAATGTTGATGCAGTTAATGTATTAGCCGTAATTGTATTTGCAGCAAAGTTTCCAGAAGAGTCTCGTGCAACAAGCGAATTATTCACAGCAGATGATGTACTACTCAGTGTTATTGTCGGATTGCCAGACACACCATTACCATCAGTGATGCTCAGTCCTGTACTGCCAGATGCAATTACAATACTTCGCGGGGTTATAGTGTTTGTTCCAGTATGAGCCAAGAAACCATTTGTAGTGAGGGCACGAAGACTTGTGAGATTACTTGTCGTCAAAGATATTGTTGGGTTTCCAGAGACGCCATTACCATTTGTTATTGTTATTTCAGCAGCGTTTCCAGAGGCAATGCTACGAGTGACCATACCGCCACCAGCCGCACCATTATGCACAATAATTCCCGTGTTTGTGCCGAGGTCACGTAATTGTGTAAGGTTTCCAGCTTCCAATGAAATTAACCAACCACGATCCGCCATTAAATCTTGCGGCACCGCGACACTTTGTGCTCCGACTGGAGTTACTGTAATTCCAGAATTTACTGCCCCTGTAATTGTAAGAGCGCGACTCGTCGGTACATACGACGCAGTATCAAATGACCATGTGTTACCTGCATTTCGTCGAAGCAATCCATTTGAACCAGTAGTTCCCAGTGTCGATATTGAAGTTAGGTTTGAGTTTAGGGCTTGAGCATCTAAGATGCCAGACTCGGAGAGGGTAGTTGGTTTTCCAGTAATAGACCCCCAAGCAGGAGCGATTGTTACTGCAGACCCAGTAGCCGTGACGCGTCCCTTAGCATCAACTGTAAATGGAGTGATTGCAGAAATGGTGCCAGATGTTCCGCCATTGTATGTTCCTGCTGTAAGACCAGCTATAGGGCTAAGTGATGCAACTATATTACGACTAGCCAAGCCTGATGCACCAGTAATATCAGGCCCGCTTATTGTATAGAGTTCTTCAGCGCCAGGTGGTACCGTGTTTTGATCAATAATCCAAGTATTGTCTCCAGTTTTACGTAGATAACCTGTATCAACCGTGCTGCCATCATCGTCGCCATCTGCGAGAGCTGCAATTGCCGCAAGGTCAGCATCATATGCCTGAATACCATTTGGTCCAATTGCCAATCCAAGCGCAGACCGTATTTGTGACGTCCGCGCAGAGTTTATAGTGAGCGTTGGCACAACATTGACGCTGCCGTCAAGCGATACATCAAATATTATGTCGCTGTTTCCAGGGTTACTAGTATTTGAAATGCTTTTTGCAGAGGTCCATTTACCAGCACTTGTTGCAGTGGCAGCATTGCCAGTTATATTTGAATCAGTGTATGCAATTGTTTTTCTAACGAGACTACTGTTTACTATAGACAGACTGTCGCTAACAAATTGAATAGACCCTGCAGCAGCAGTATCCGTGTTTAATACTCCAGCAGGCGGAAGTATCAGCGGAACTGCACTTGATGTGCCAATTGGTAGTATTACTGTGCCAGAGAATGTTGGGCTTACAGTATTTGCTTTTATATTTGAATTGCCCTGAAGTTTTCTAAAAGCGTGAAGTATTGAGTCTGTTTGATGAATTTCTCCTAATATAGGCACACCAAGACCAGTTAAAAATTTTCCTGTAACAGTCTCATTAGCAATAGTTGCTGCTGCAGTAACATTTCCACCGCCATTAAATGATGGACTTGTGTATGTCACATCACCTGTTAATGATATTGTTCGTCCAGTCGCAAGAGTTGTTGCAGTCGAAGCATTACCAGAAAATGTTGATGCAGTTAATGTATTTGTAGATGGATTATAATTTAAACCAGTTAAATCAGTCCATAGCATTTCACTCAAGCCGGAATCACTAGCAAATATAATTCCATATGTTGCATTTGTTGCAGCTGCTGAAAACACTGATGAATTAACTGAAGTTGTTGCACTTCCAGACAACGAACCAGAAAATGTGTTAGCCGTAATTGTATTTGCAGCAAAGTTTCCAGAAGAGTCTCGTGCTACAAGTGAGTTATTTACATTAGCCGATGTACTACTCAGTGTTAATGTAGGATTGCCAGGATTGACTCCATCAGCGTTTGTTATGCTAAGACCAACTCCTGACACTGCAATACTTTTTGCAGATAATGTATTTAACCCAGTGCGAGTTAAAAAACCAGTCGTAGACAAATCACGAAGAGATGTGAGATTGCTTGTTGCCAAAGATATTGTTGGGTTGCCAGACACACCATCTGGGCTAGCGATGGCTAATCCAGATCCAGATCCAACCGCAATGCTACGAGCAGCCACAGTTGTAGGCGAATCACGTACAAAAAATCCATTAGTGGCTAAGTTATGAACATTTAATGCCTGTCCGGTAAGGCCAAACGTCCAACTTCTATCAGCAGCTAGAGTTACCGGCACCAGCGCGCCACCAGTAATACCATTGCCGGTAGTGAATGTAAGTGTGCGCGCTTGTGGTGTGTATGCCGTACCATCACTTGAGCCATCGGCCTTTAAGAATTGCAAAGATGTACCATTAGTTTTTATAAAATTAGCAGCAGTAAGATTTCCAGCTTTCGTTTGTGCTGCGGCAGAAATATTTAATGCATCACTGATACGATAACCAGCGAGTGTTGTGGGTGTGTTTGTTATACTATCAAAATGTGGAGTAATTGTTACAGGCGCACCCACTGCAGTAATTCGGCCACGGACATCTACAGCAAATGAATTTGTCTGTGTAGAATTATTATTATATGTTCCAGCAGTGACTCCAGTTGTAGTCAGCCCGAGTGTCCAGGTACGGTTATTCGCGAGAGTTTGAGCAGCTCCTCCTTCAATGCCATTTTGTGTTGTGACTGTAAGTGTTCGCGAAGTTGGTGTATAGGTCTCAGGATCGAGACTCCATGTATCTTTTGCAGTTTTTCTTAAAAACCCAACAGAGTTATCGGCGATCGAAGCAATCGCCTGAAGATCAGCGTCATATGCCTGAATGTCTGTGCTTGGACGCAACAATAACGCTTCTTGTATGACGCCTCTACGATTGGTGTTTATTGTAAGATTTGTAGTAACATTAGCGCTGCCATCAAAATTTACAGTAAAGTTAAGATCACTTGCGGTCCCTTGACTAATTGATATTGGTGCAAACCATTTTGAAGCTGTAGCGGCATTTCTCAGTATTCCTATATTCCAATTATCTCCAGACGCTCCGACACCAGTCTTTGTAGGGGCGTCATCTGCAATTTCAGCCCGTACATAGCCAACAGTGGCAAGTCGGCGACTATTTGCGTCTGAGGCGTCAAGAGTTGTTCCTGGTTGAATCGCTGCAGCAGCAAGTGAAGCAATCCCAGTAAAGGATGGGTCGTGCAAGGGAGCAGCTTCTAGGGCCGCTCGAGCCTCTGCGATAGTAGTTTTTCCTGTGCCGCCCTTTTCTATTGGAATTACCCTTTGAAAATCATAATTTGTAATGGCTTCAGCACCATTTCTAAAAGTACGATAATAAAGTTTTTCATCTCTATAGTTGAAGGCAAGCTCTCCAAACTCTAAATATTCAGAATTTGGAGCTGCCCCTATTACGTTAGAACGCTTTAAAATAATTTTGGTATCAGTCGCCATATATTATATGTATCTATATGTATTTATATGTATTTATAATCTATAAAGTTTATGCCGGGTTTTGCCTATTGGCCCACGACCATACCAATTTTGTTTAAATCCCGTTTCTTTTTGAAGGTCAACAAGTTTTAATGGTAAAAGTTGAGACTTTTCAAACCTATTTTTGTGTTGAATATCACCTTCGGCATTAGTCATTTCTCCTGTATAATAGTCACAAAATTTAGACGTATGCCATAATTGAAAAAACCCAGCAGGATAGACATATGAACCATCAAAATTTTCAACTTTTTTAACACCTTCTACAGTATATCTTATGCAACCATATATGGCTTCTTTATCATTTACACCGGAGTCGACAACAGTTCTAAAATCATTTGGTAACAATGAATCGCTATCGACAACACACAACCAATCTTGAGGATTGAGGTAATGTATAGCTTCATTGATCGCGCGACTCTTTGCAAAACACGACCCGTTTGCATAGATTTCTTTGCTTAGAATATATTCTAAATTGTGGTTTTTGCACACTTCTATGGTCTTTTTATCACTCCAGTGCGTAACTATAAGCCAACGATCAAATTTATCTTTGTTGCTAACTATCTGTTCAAGATAGTCGCTATAGTCTATCGATACTGTAATTGCATCTATATTCATAATTCATCTATATCTATTCTCTCACCTCCATAAAAATGCTTAAACCCATACTTTTGTAGTATTGTTTTATATATAAGAGACTCTATATTATATGGAAAGCAAAAACCATCTGGAACATAACCCAAATGACAATTAAATGTTTGCACCATTCTTCGACTGTCTTTAAGCATCACTAAAGGATCAGAAACTATATTATGAATATGTTTATGTCCATGACATCCTATCTGACATTGATCCAGTCCATCTATATGCGCTATTTGTGACCATTTCATATAGTTGCTATAGTCTCCAACGAATGCCTTTTCATGAGCATCTCTACAACAAACTAAAGATGTGTCTTGTGTCTGATCTTCAGGACAGACTATATCACTGCTAATAAAAAATATCTTTTCTGTGTTTATTCTCAACAACTCGTCGACGAATGCATATTGACTATACAACCCATCGTCAAACGTAAGTGTATATTTTTCTAACGGAAGATCAAGATACCTTTCTTGAAATTCATGTATCATTAGAGTCGGTTTCATTTTAATCTCAAAACATAGTCTATTATTGGACTGTTAAAATATGAAGCGATCATCTCGGCATTTGGTATAACGCAATGACCTCCAATTTTTCCATGAGCTGGAGACAGCACTGGTCGTATTACGTTATCTTTTCCAATTTTTTTATAGCCAGAATTATATTCAGAATTCCAAAGAGTCATTACTTCTGAATAGTCAATAGATTCTTTTTTACATAAATCATGCACTTCATCATGAAAAGCTATGCACATACCATAATAGAGTGTACATAGAGTCTTTGCGGTTTCAAGCGATTTGCAGCATTTAAACATGGTAGATGCAATTCCAAGTTCAGAAAAATGATTGCACGCCTCAATGATCGACTGCTTAGTTTTTCCAGCAACGAATTTTTTAAATATCTTTATGCACTCATGAAGATGTGGATGTACACCAACAACTGGCGAGTATACTAAATTATTAAACTTTATATTTTCTGATGTTCCAGGATATATTGTGCTGTGTATTATAACGAGATGAGGAGAAAATAATGAAATATATTTTTCAACTTCAACTATAAAATTATCAGAATATGGAAAACAAATATGCAAGATGTCGCAATGACATTGAGATAATGATACGTCAATATCGACTATACTTAATTCATAATCATGCTGATTATAAAATTGGTGTATTGCTTGACCTATTTCTCCATATCCAGCAATAATAATTTTTTGCTTTTTCATCGCTTTGAAAAAATGTTTATAAACGGTTCAGCTGCTCTATATCCAAACAATCCACCATAATAAAGATCTCTGTGTTTTATATATTCTAAATTTAACGGGTCAATCTCAGTTTTTACTTCAGTTTTATATCGTGATATGCATTCATATTTTATACTAGTATAGTTAGAAATATCAAAAAATGTATTAAATTTTGTATCAGTAAACGACCATTCAGTACTTCCCGGTATTGAATATTCGTATAGTTCATGTACGCTACATGATTCTCTTGGACGACATGCGATTCTAGTTGCTTGAGAAACTATTCTATGATCCTGATGTATATCCCCCGAATATTGTGTAAATACTATTGACGGTTTAACTTCGTCTACTATTTTTTTACACAAGGATGATATTTCTATAAATGGAATTGTGTCAAGAGAAACATCAGAATATGAATGTTGTATAACTTCATTTATTTTTAATTGTTTTTTATTAAAATTAAATGCACGTAATCTATCATTTTCTACATCCTCACGCCCGGGTTTATTCCCTTTGCAAAAAATACAAACGGTAATATGATATGATTGTGTTAATTTTGCTAAAGTTCCACCCATTCCAAATTCAATATCATCAGGATGAGCAGCAAATATTAATATTTTTCTCATAACAAATTTTGTATTATATCAGTAATATTATATTTTGGCACATATAAAGCATTCATTTTCATGCAATTGGGACGTCTATTATAAATGTCTCTATGCTTTTCTGAAAAGCAGTGTTTATAATCTACATAATCTATTTCAACATTAGAATTGGCAAGTGATATGCATAATTTAGCTAAATTATGCATAGAAATAAAATTATTACTATTTCCAATATTATATATTTCTCCAGAAAAATCTAAGTGGTTTATAATATTTAAAAATTCAATAAGGTCTCGCACATCACAAAAAGAACGAGTTTGATGACCATCTCCATGAATAATAACATTTAGATTATTTTTAATATTTTTGATAAACTGGTACAGCACTCCCTTTTTATCATATTTACCACAAATATTAAATGGACGAATTATAATTGATTTTTTACACAGACTTTTACATAAAAATTCTGATGTTAATTTTCCGCTGGAATAACCCCATCGTGGATATTCTGGATTTCCAATTATTAAATCATCATTTTCAGACGCTGCAACATTATCTTTATAGACTTCAGACGTGCTAAAAAATACAATTTTTTTATCATATTTTTTTACAAGGTTAAATACCTTAAGATTTATTTTTAACATATCATTTAAAAACGATTCTTGGTGTCGATCTATTAAGTTTATTCCAACAGGACTTGCTAAATGATAAATTATATCACAATTTATTATTGCATATTCTAATGCTGGCGAGTCAGATAAAATATCAATACCAGACAATTTGTCAATTGAAGTAATGTCATAAAAACTTGTCCATTGTTCTATAAGATTTTTGCCTATAAAACCATCTCCACCAGTAATTAAAATTTTCATGCAAATAATTTATATATTTCTCCAATCGTATTTGATGACATACTCATATAACTATACACAATATTTTTATTCTTTGACGCCGCAAGAGTTTGATTAATAAAAGAATCTAGTGTAATATAGTCAACTGTGTTATTATTGTCTGATTGTGGAACCATATTCAATCTTAATTTTTTCATTAATCCCTTTTTACGACTCTTGTCATAAACACGAGGAACGCGTAATATAACATAGTTATCATAGTTATCTATTATATATTTTTCCATCAATAACTTACTATAACAATACACATTATTTGGGGATTCTACTCCAAGCGTACTGGCAAAAATAAATTTCGCATTATTTTTTTGAGCAACTTTTAGCATATTAATTGTACCATTTACTATAGTGTCTATAGTTTTATTAGAATCGGCAAAATCATAATCATCACTTGGACTAGCAAAATGATAGACCGCATCTACATAATTGATATCATAATAATTCAAGACATTTCCGTAATCAAGAGTATTAGGCAAATGCTTACACAAATGACCACATAAAAAACCACGAGAGCCAGTTACTAAATTTATTTCCATACACAATTATCCCAACCTAAGCGTATAAAGTTAGTTTGTTTATTTCTTATACAATCTTTTAAACAACGAATAAATTCGCGACGCGTTTGAGGTTCATATTTATTTATTTTTAATGCATCCATAAGTGTGTAGTCATCATCAGGAATATGACCTGCTCCACATTTATTATAACATCCATTTGCTCCAGCATTTACCAGCGTAACACTCTTTCCAAAATGTGTTACGCTAAATTTTAACTGTTCGTATGCACGCTGGTAGACAAATCCAGCTACTCCGTAGACAATCACTGTTTTACCCTGACTCGCTAAACCAGCAGCAATATTAATCATATTAGTTTCCTGTACACCAACATTTATACAGCGGTGTGGATATTTATTTTTAAATAATGGAAAGTTCCACATATCAGCATGCATAAAATATAAGTTGGGATTATCATACCGACTTAAAAATTTATCTAGTGAATTTCTCATACTAATAATTTATAATGCCAAGTTATTGGATCAGTCTCCATATAATCTATGCCATGTCCTTTAATTGTATGACAAAAATAAACTAATGGTGTATTTCTATTTGAATGAATGTTATCAAATGCTAACTGCAATTTGTTTTTATCGTGTCCGTCTACATCAATCACCTGCCAACCATAGTTTTTAAATAGATTTGAAATTGGTTTTATACAAATTATATCATTAGTTTTTCCAGTAACTTGCATTTGATTAAAATCAACTGTAACTACTATATTTTTTAATTGCTTTGCACCAATATATGCAATAGCTTCAAGAGTTGAACCCATTTGAAGAGCAGCATCACTTAAGTTGACATACACTTTATTATATGTGGTATGCGCAATTCCTGCTGCAACTCCTAAAGCGTTTCCCATAGTCTCTTCACTAAAATTAACAAATGGTATTTCAGTGTGTTTTACGCCAATTGAAAGATTTTCAATATTATCTAAATAACCACAATGTTTCCATACTAAATAATATGCTTGAGAACCAAATGGTTTTCCTAGCGCAATTTTATCTCTAAATGGAACTATATGTTTATTTTCAAATAAAACGCTGATATAATCAAGCATCGATAAAGCCGATGGTATATGTGATAAACTATTGGCTTTAGAAAAATTAATTAGTTCATGTAACATGTGTTTTCCTAGAAGTCTTATATTGTTTTGTACCGAAAAATCTATTGAGAATCATTGGTTTTGTAGAATCATTTGTAAATTCTTTTTTAATATGTATATCATGAAAACAAATATTAAAAGGGCAAACAATACATTTAGTATTTTTTAATATGGTTTCATAATCAATCCCAGTTTCATTAATATTAAAAAGTGGTTTATTATTTGAAAATTGTTGATTAAAACAACTATATGTGTCTCCATACCAATCAATATGTAATTTCCATTTAGAAACTTCACATGACATTCCATAAAAATTATTTTTTCTGTCGTGCCAAAGTTCTCCTCTACTTATATATGTAGTATTATCATTATAATCAGAATAAATTATATTTTTTGAATATGTAAATTTACTTAATTTTTCTAATTGATCAATATTAAACTTATCGTGAATATAATCTATTTCTAAGTGGCTGTTATTATTGTCTACGATACTTTGATCTATTCTACTGTTAAAAAGCGGTTCTATATTACACATATGTTTGCCAAAAAGCAAACATAGTAAATTAAATGTAGTTAAAGAATTGATTTTAGAATTATACATTACATTTATATCTAATAACAAATTATTTTGTTTAAGATATAAACATTTATTAATTAATTTTTTTAAATCTTTACACTCAGTACTATGATAACTAACACTAAATTTTACATATTTTTTATGCTTTATATTATTTGAAAATTCTATTAATCGTTTTTCACTAATACTTAGATTTGATGCTATGTAAATAACGTCTTCATTTTCTAAAACTTCAGTTATGCTATTTATTAAATTTAATAAATCTGGATATAATGTAGGTTCACCGCCATATATAAAAATATGTATTTTTTTGTTAAATATTTTTTTTATTGATAATAATAAATTTTTAACGTTCTCTTTATTAAAAATAACATTATAATTTTCGTTAATTCTTAAATCTGTACAATAATGACATTTATAATTACACCGAGTAGTAGATTGGATTTCTATAGAAAAATGATCTAATGAATTAATTCCTCTTATTGATTTTATATTTTCTAATTTTGTAGCAATATAATTCATTAAATTTTTATGTGTTTAAATGATATTTTATATTTAACTGGAAGAATACTATTAATACCTATAAAACATAAATTGTTAAATTCGTCTTCATATATTTGAGAAGAATCTAATTTTTCAAAAATATAAAATATTTCATTGCTGTCAATAGGTTTAAAACTAGCATAGTTTGGTAATTCGTCCCACCTTATATAAAAATTATCAGTTTCTTGTATAAATTTTTCAATTTTATCACTGTATCTACATTGTAAGTTTTTATTTCTCGTAATTTTTTTAATTAAAAAATCTTTGATATTATAAATATTTTTTTCAGAAACTTGTTTAAAGTTAGATTTAAATGGCAGTTCAAAAATATAAAAATATTCGTATCCAGTTGATTTACTATATTTAAATTTTGGGAATAAAGATATTTTATTAGCAATTGAATATATTTTATTTAGAGATTGATGAACTGCTTCACTTATATCATATTCTAGGTATAACAAATAATACACATTATTACTCTTAAAAATTATAATACAGTCTCCTTCTATAACTTTAATTATGGAAGGAGAACAAAAATTGGGTTTTAAATATTGATTATATATTTTCAATATATTCTGCTTCTGTATCATATGGATGATATTTTATTTATATAGTATCAACTAAAATACCATCTATGTGTGATACAGAATTTATGTATTTTTTACACAAATCTGTGCAATACATTCGGCAAAAATCATATTTACCATTTATAACTTTTGTCATGTGTTCATTATTTATAAAGTTCATGTCTTGATTATCATGAAATGTCTTTTCACGAATCATATAGCCATTATGATGGCAACACAATGAATATCCTCCCATATGATTAATAAACAAACTATTATTTTTATATGATGTGCATTCTATTTTTAGATTGGTATTATTTTTTTTAATATATTTTTCTAAAAATTTATGTACAGTATAAATTTTTCGTGGCGGACTAAAATCAGTTGGATCATAATCTAATGACGTAGGTGATTTTAACATTGTATCCTCGCGATTGTCTATTGTATATGATGCTGGTATAACTAACAAATCATCAAATTGATATTCATTTTTTAATTTTATTATATTTTGTAAATCATGTTGATTATAAGAAAACATGACAAATTGCAAAACTCTTTTACACTTCGAATTGTCTTTGATTATATGATGATGATTTAATATATTATTTAAATTTCCTCCGCGTCTATACTTTTCGTAAATTTCTTGTGTTGATCCATCAATTGCAAATTTAATGCTATCATTAGAATCTAATGTTTCTCCCAATTCTTTCCACCAATCATCAGATCTAGCAGTTGCATTTGTGCTTATATCAACTGTTATATTTCTGCCTTTAATATATTTCAAAAAAGGTATAAAATTTTTATATAGAGTTGATTCTGAGCGTATTCCTATAAATGAAATATGTTTAAGATTGACAAATCTATCTAATATCTCTATGTTTTTTTCAAGAGGTAAATATTTAACACATCCTTTTAAATTTTGGTTTGATACAAAATCATTGCGAGAACACATTGGACATGATAGATTACAAACATCTATTAAGTCTATTTCAATGTTAGTTATTTTATCATGCGTAAACATTATTTTCGAATTTTAGGATATTCTATATCAGCACAACACATTTTATGTTTGCATTTGCACTCCCCAGTTTTCCATTGATCATATGAGAATTCGTTATTTGCAACCAAATCAAAACAACAATTAAAAAATTTATTTTGTGTAACTGAAAACGTTATTGCATATTTTGGAATACTACACTTTATTCCGCGTAATCCCCTTTCATAATTATTTAGTAGAGCATCACCAATGCTCATTTCAACACCATCTATTTCTATTATTGGAGACAGTCGTTTACTAAAATGCATTAAATTTAATTCGTTAAATGCATGCAATTCTATTTTTTTATTCCATTCATCTTCATCAAATGAATGCGGCAATAATGGTTCAAGCGAAACATTATCAAATAACTTATTTAAAATATTAAATCTAGTTAAAGATAATTTTCCAAATGCTCTTGACCACATATAATGAATGCCTCCATAATAATTTGATTCAACTAAAAATTTATTTTTATCGACAAATGATTTAAAGTCTGCAAATTCATTATGAAATGACGAGAAAAATTTAACATTTAAATTATTTTTTTCTAACCTTTCAACTATTTTATGTATGTTAGTTGAAAGGTTAGTTTGTATGTCTATATTGTATATTTTATACTCATTTAATTTTTTAATTAAATCTATTAAATTTTTATCAATTGTCGGTTCTCCGCCTAAAATAAAAGCGCGAGTATTTGGTGGATATTTTATACTAAATAACTTATCATAATCAATAACCGAATATTTATTCATATTATGAAGATTACAATATGAACAATTATAATTACACATCTCAGTTAGATGTATTTCTAGAGTAAAACCAAAGCGAGATGTATCAGTTTCTATCTGATTATATTTTAAATTTTTCATTAGTAAGTAATCCTTGACACATACAGCGTTCAAGCGGACATATCATATATTCACCAGTTTGCGTATTATCGCACATTCTCATAATTTTTGCATTATTTGAACCTTCAACGACATAATTATTCTGTAAACATTTCCAACCTTTAAATTTATTTAAATCATTTAGATAGACGTCTATATCATTTAACAAAATATAGTCTTTATCTAATATTAAATTTTGAAGTGTTTGATTTCCTGGAATATTTCTTTCCAATTGTTTTTTTGAGAAATACAAATATTTCTCAAATTTATCACTATACTTAGAGATCCATTGCTTATATTTTTCAGACTTATTTAGATAGTCACTACTATCTTTTGGCGTATACAACACGTTTGGTTTCATGTGTATATTATTGTCATGACAGAAATTTACTATATGTGAAATTTTTTCGTCCCAAGCATGACCCACTAATAACACGTGAACGAGTACATTATAACCTTGTTTTTTTGCATATAATATTTTACTCGTATAATCATCGAGATCATTTGTTTCAGACGGATGAAAAGAAAAATTAAACCAAAACTTTTTAAACTGTGAATGACGGTCAATCCATTTATAGTTTACTGTTTTGCCACAATTACTCAATACAGCACTACATTTTAAATGATCAATTTTTTCTAATTCGCGCAACACATAGAAATATAACGGATGCATTGATGGTTCTCCACCCAATAAAATAACCTCTAACGGTTTATTGATATTTTTTAACTGTTCGAGTATATTATCTAATATTGGTTTTGATGACAGTTCATTCCATTTTAATTGCTCACGTGCATAGCAATAAAAACAATTTTTATCACATATAGTATTAATATCCCAGTGCAGGCGAAAGGAATGTGATAAACCATAAGAACCAGATGCTGGTTCTTTACTAGGTATTCTAAATTGTTCAATATATTCCATATTAAAAACTAATATTATCTCCTCCATGTGTAGTTTGCACCCATAATTTTTTAGGAATATAATTAAAAGATGACGCATTTTTACTTATATTCTTAAAAAGCAACAAATCATTTTCGATATTATTACCAGTTGGAAATTCATTTAATAAACTTTTCCTAAATGCACACAATTGCGACAGTTGAAAATATTCCATATTAGCATTGGTTATAAAATTTTTAGCATTAATATAATGTGCATATTTTCTATTAATTTTTTGACGATATAATGCAATTTGAGTATTTTCTTGAATATGAGGTAAACTTATATATTCACAAAAATTTATGTCAACAGAAAAATCTATATGCGTAAAAAAATTTGGAAGCATATAGTCATCATCTTCTAGATAAAAAATATATGGATATTTTGCTGCATCAAACAGGGATTTGTAAACTAAAGATAAATCTGAATATTTGTTATAAAAATATTTAATATTAATTCTATCATCATAAATTTCTTCTATATCATGACTATCATTATTAACTAAAATTTCATATTGTATATCAGTAATTTGATTTAGTACACTACTAATACACCGTTTAAATAAAAGAGGTCGTCTATGAGTTGGTATCAATATACTTATCATAATATTTTTTTATGATCGAGTCCATCATAACACGCATTATTTAGACATCTAACTGATTTATTTAAATAGCATTCTAAATTTAAGTCTGATAGATTCGTAATATTTCTATTGTTATAAAAATCATCGTTACAATGATATACTTTTAAATTATGATCAATAACCATATTTTTAACTCCACATTCACATTTCATAAACTTAAATTTCATATGAATATTGTATGCAGACACTTCAGAAAAATTAAAAATCTGATCATTTACTTTAAAGTCCCATGCTTTTTCAAAATATTGTCGTAATTCTGGATAATATTTTAGCCAATATCGAAATTCCAAACTCTTACCATGATCATCTCCAAGTAAATACGAATCCGTTAAATACTCGGCATATTCTGGAATATTTCTATATTGTAGATTATATATTTCAGTAAATCGCATCTTTAATTTAGAAGGATACGCATCAATGATAGATTGTATTTCTCGTAAAGTCTGTTCTTTATGCAACAATTCAGTACTAAAAAAACAAAAACCTAAAGAGTTGTAGCGATCACATATATGCATCTTTTCTACAAACTCATTCACGCGCTGTTTATTTAGGTGATAACTACTACAAATATCAATCTTATGTGAGTCAGATTTTATAGTGTTTATGCGCTGTAAAAACCTCTCTAATCGTTCTGCCTTGAGACTAAGATTTGTTTGTGTTTGTATAAAAAGTTCGCGATCTTTGAAAATTTCAACAAGTCGATAGTTTAGATATTCCCAATGTTTACTGAGTGTAGGTTCACCACCATAAAAATAAAAAAATATACGCTTTTTGCTTTGTGGTATATCCTTTAATTTTTGGAGCACCAGATCACACTGCTCTTTTGTCCATGATTTTGTAGAATTATCATATTCTGTGCAAAACCAACATTTATGATTACATTTAAATGTAGGCTTTAATGTAACCTTTAAATCATAGTCAAACCACTCTGAGTGGGGTATCATTTCAAATGATGTTACTCTATTTTCAAAGCCGATCATATAGTATATCTATAAGCTCATCAGAATCATCTAGATATAAACCTTTAAGATTGTTTTCTATATCATATCTTCTCCATTTTAAACCACGGTCAATCTCTAAATAATCGTGATCTATTGCATGATAGATGACATTTTTTCCATAGTGAGCACATTCAACTATAAATCGTGGACTGCAGTCAAACTTTCGAGTTGTAATACCTCCTCCTGTAGGAGTATAGATGTAGCTATCAAATTTTTGAAAAATATCTTCTACAGGCATAGTTGGAAAACTTATCTGCTTAAAACTGTTTGACAACGATGCATACTGTTCACGGTCATTTGTGAGCAGCATATAGTTTTTAAAACCATATTCAAAAACTATGTCTAGTATGGAAACGTTGCATAGTTTTTTACAATTTGTAGTGCAATAAAGCAGAGCTGTATCTGTTTTTACGGAGTCATATTCTTTATAGTATCTAAACCCTATCTTTTTTATGTATTGTATTGCAGTTTCAGAATCTTTATCATCATATACACGATTGTCTTGCAATAGAGTTATATTTTTATAAGGCAGATTGTAGTGTGTATCATCTGGATTACACTTAAAAGAAAATATATTTTTAACCATCAAGTTTACGCCAAACGCTGCAATTGAATTTAGTAGACCTCCATCAACAAACAAAATGTTTGTATCCAGTCCAAGTACCCATTTTGGTCGATTACAAAAAGTAATATCATTTTTTATGCAACAAATAGTGCTTTCATCAAGAGAGTATTTTGATCGAATACAAGATTCAAACATTTGCCATGTCATATCTTCGCATATCAATATACCTACTTTAAATTTTTTACTCAGTAAAAGATAATAGTCTATTATTTCATAGACATGACCACATATGCCATGATTGTGGTCATGTACCCAAGTCATTGTTAGATACAAGTCATAGCTATTATCTAAGCTAAGAAACTTATGGTTTATATTTTTCATAGTTCCATTGTATATTGCATCCACATTTATCAACACCACATGTTATAAATGAATCATTATTAATAAAACTAAATGATTTCCCGGTACATGCATTTGATATTTCTCCAGTATGCTTTATAATATAACGACAAGGTTTGCATCTCCAACCCGTAAAATTCATCAATTGATTGGAATGTATATCATATTTATCAAGAAGTAGTTTATTATTAAATAGATATTTGTTATCATCATAAGTAAAAAATTTATTAAATCTAGAATAGAATTCTGGAGTATAATTTACTATATAATCATAGCACGAATTTATAAATGATATAGTATATTCTACATTATATTCTATTAGTTTGCTAATAAAAATTTCCATATTATCCCAATACTTAGGATTATCATGTAACATAACTATAGGGATTATTTTAGTATATTTAAAATTATTTATTTTAATGCATTTATCTAATAATTCTGGAGTGTAGTATTCAAAGTGAATTGATGGACAAAATAATAGCTTATTATATTTTTCATCATTAAATTTTTCAAAAAATGAAAAAGGTTTTTTCAAATTAGTTAGTAAACTTATTTCTTCACAATTTTCTATAGAATTAATATTAAATAATATATCGTGTATATTTGGATGCAAAGTAGGTTCTCCTCCTATAATATCCACTTCAAATTTTCCGATAGAACGTAACTTAAGAATCTTTAAAACATTTTTATATGATGTAAGTTGTTTCTCGTCTTTAAAAAAAGAAGATTTTGGTCTAAATTGTTCTGACCCAAATCCTTCATTGCAATACGAACATTGCTGATTACATACATCTATAAGTTTCCAAGTAAATGTTTTAAAATTATAATTTTTTATTCCGCAACTGACAATATTTTCTCCATTATATGTCATAAAAATCTTTTCTATAGTAATTTACGTCAGTTATTTTTTTACCACGAACTGGCAATACTTTTACGTTTGATTGTTTTTCTATGCCATCACATATATTAAAATATTTGCAACGGATGCACACTATTGGTTTTTTATAGGTTCGCAATCTTTCTTCCTTCGCAGCAGTATATCCTAAATCTATCTTTTCTTTGTCATTATATGTTTTAGAAACATCTAAAGTTTCGTTATATATTTCTTTATTCCAATCATATATGTCATAGACGTGCTGATAGTGATTGCATACATACTTTTCATAACCAACCATAAAGCAATAAGGTGTGTAGCGCACATTAATTAGACGTATCTGATCCTTTATAAGATCAATACACCCCTTTATAGCGTCAGTAAGCGCGACATAGTCATCTATTGGTTCAAATGTACTCGAATCATCCCAATGATTGAGTGTTAAAAAGTTAACTTCAAATGGATCAATGTTTTTTATAACTTCTGCATAACTCTCTAAACCACTATAGTTTTTTTGATAGACTGTGCAGTTTATTCGAACTCGTATATCGTGTTTTTTACAATAAGCTATAGCAGAATGTATCTTTTTCCATGCACCAACTTTACCAACTATAGAGTCATGCACTTCTTCGTTATAGCCATGCAGACTAAACAACACCTCTTTTAGTCCGTGTTGTTTCGACTGCACTAAAAATTTTTCATTCGAAAATGCAGATCCATTGCTAAGACAGCTTATATGCTCAAATTTAGAGTTGCAATAGTCGAGTATCTGGAACCAGTCTTTGTGTATAGAGCTTTCTCCACCAGAAAGATCAATCTGGGTTATGCCGTATGCACGTATATAGTCAACTCGCTCTCTTATCTTTTCAAACGAAGTCTTGAGATGCAGATGATTCAGATAATAGCAAAATTCGCATTTATAATTGCAATGAAATCCTGTGTCTAGCTTTGCTCTGTTATTTCTTGGTGTAGAATAGTCAACATCAAAAGAGTGTACGCTAAAATCATTTATGTCCATTATTTAATTTATACTTTAAATATTCTTTGAACTTCGTTAAATTCATTTCATTAGATTCTTGATTATATGTTGGTTGAAGAGTATTTAATTCATCTAGTAATTCCCGCATTTCGTTATATGTCAACAAATCGTCAACTATATTCATAAAATCAACATAGTCATCGCTTTGGTTATATATTTTTCCAAATTCATCTAATAATATATCTATTTCTTTTGGGCGTGGCAATAATAGCGAAGGATAAACATTAAAATAATCAATTAAACTTTTACAACTTGTATAGTCAATTTCATTTACAGTATCTTCATACATTTGTATAATTGTATCAATGTCTGCAATATCTTCAGTGTCGTCACTAGATTGCTTTATAGTATTTAATTCAGATAATATATCATCTAATTTAGATGATATTATCGATTTACATAGATTGATAACACTTTGTTTTCGATGTTCAGGGACTACAGGCAAGACAAAATCATTATGTGTTAAAGCAAATTTTGTGCGGCTTAAAAAATCTAAAATCAACGTATTTTCAATATTGTAGATATCTATAAAGATAGTTTTAACATAAGAATTATATATTTGAGTAAATGACACATTGACATTTTCAACGACATAGCCTTTAATTTTATCACGCAATATGTTTGCTCTGCGTAAATATTCTGCGTCATTATCATCAATATTATCAATATCATGATGATAATGACGCATAATTTCAACTAGAGGTATTGCAATTATTTTCTCATTGACTATATCATAGCAGTGTATAACGTCACTTAAATTTTCCCCGTTGCGTATTTTAGATGGAGTATATTTATCGCTACATGTCACAAATTTATATGTGTCTTTGTGTTCAACGATCACAATAGATGAATTCAAATCTTTAACTAATTCAAAATAATAACTCATAATATAATTTATATATGCTATCTATTAACTAAGTTTTTTAAGTCTTGGGGGATCTATAACAAACTTTTGTGTTGTTCGTATATCATGTGACTCAGACACAGTTCTACCCAAATTTGAATTCCAATAATTAACGACTAGAGATGTCCCTCCACCGCCATAACCAATATGTATTTTAAAACTTGTTCCTGGTAAACTTCGATGTGTTATCTGTGCATCATATGTGCCAGAATTTAAACCATGAAATGCTGTACCTGTATTACTATCATTTGTGCTAGGGTATACCCATCCTTTCGTTTCTAAATAAAATCTAAAACTCCATTTGTTGCCATCGCCTGCGTATGCCGTAAATGTTACTCCCCCATTGTTAGCGTCTGCATATGTACTTGTCGTTTCACTCCACCCATTTGCATATAACCCATATATAGTTGTGTTGCTAAAATCCGAAAAGGCTGCATACTCGCCAGACTTTCTATTATTATGAAAACCACCACGGTTTCCTATATTGTCTCTAAACCAATTTCTTAGCCCATTTATTGAACTGTCTGCTTGATTCCAAGCTGTGGCTGTATGCAGGGCTTTGCAATTGTTTATACTGGATATTGATATATTTGTAGACTCTATAAATCCTTGTGCCATATTATTTCAGTTGCTTTTCTAGTTGTTCTATTCTACCAAATAACGTGCTGTTTAATGCATGTAATTCTTTGATAGACTCAATTAAGAGCGGAATAATTTTTTCATATCGTACTGCCTTTGTGCCATCTTCACGCGTTACAACAGCTGATGGTATAATCTCTTCTACCTCTTGAGCTATTACGCCGACATCTTCACCTTCATAGACATCCTGTTTTTTAGAGTTCCATTTAAACGTATTTCCGCTAAGCTGAGCTATCTTTTGTAGCGGATCCTTAATCTTTTTGATATTTGTCTTTAAATTTTTATCAGAACTACTAAATGCAATTATATCACTTGTAGCGCGTATTGCGCCATTTGCAGTAATGTTACCACCAAAGGTTGCCCAATTATTATTTAAATTTATTTCTAGAGGCCATGCGACTCCTTCATTATTCCATGTTGTGCTATTAGCACCACCACGCAATATATGGAAAATATTACCATTTACGCGAACCATTGCACTACGATGATTAGTGTCCTGCAAATATAATGTAGGATTAGCATTATTAATAACAATATCTCCTACATTATATTGTAGTCCACCATTGCCATGAAACTTAGTAATTAGGTTTTGTTTTCCATCAAAAATAGATGTATCATAAAAATCAGCAGTCGTACCATTTGAATTTTGATAGGTTAGTGCAAGTTCTCCAGATGAACCTGGATTTATTTGGTTTCCATTTGTCGTTAATCCAGTAGTGCTAAGTTGATTTGTAGTAGATGAATTTCCGGCATTTGTTGCATAGGCGGCACTCGTTGCAGTTGCAGAGTTTCCGCTACAAGAATCTGAAACACGTGCACTGTCTACACGCACTCCATATGTTTGACTTCCATTCCAACCCATAAGAGTTGGATATGTGCCAGTCCAAGCAACGGCTGCGTCTTTATTATTAATAGTTGTGCCATCTGGAGATTTAGAGTTTGACGCGTCAAAAATTGTATGGTTATTTCCATAGTGTCTCCATCCTAACTGCCCAACTACTGCACTTAATGTCCCGTTGGTAGCCCAGTTTGTGCGAACAGTGGATAAGTTTGTTGCTGTTGCAGAGTTACCAGAACATGATGCCGATGACCCTGATATGCTACCGGTTAAGTAACCAGTAACATTACCATCCACATTACCAACAACATTTCCATTCCAACCAGTGTTTTTAAATGAGCCGCGAACTGTATTATTGACCGTTATATCTATCGCGCCTTCCGTTGACCATGTAAATCCAGTATTTTTATTAACATCGGAATTAAACATAATACCGGCATCTGACAGTCTAACTACCTTGCTAAATGTTTTTATGCCATCAATTGTTTGATCGGTACTGATATATACTCCATTTGTAACGCTGCCGGCATTACCAGTACATGTTGCCGCAGTTGTTGCAGTTGTTGCAGTTGTTGCATTGCCAGTTATATTAATGGGCCAATTTCCAGATGCGCCGCCACCAGTTTTTGTTGGGGCGTTTGCTGCAATTGCTGCACTAGTTGTGCCGATAACAAACGCAGTAGTAGCAATCGTGGTGTCATTTGAATTTGACGCTGGACTAGTCGTTACCTTTGGCGTGCCAGTAAACGTTGGAGAATTTAATGGGGCCGCCCCCAAAGCAGCTCGCGCGTCCGCGGCATTAGTTGACCCGGTACCTCCATTAGTGACTGGCAAGATGCCCGAAATAGTCACTGCAACATCTGCATTTGTAATTGTTCCTGTTATTTTGCCGTTCGCATTTATAAGCAGACGAGGAGACGCTATTGTAGCAGCGTCAGATGTCGCAATATAAAAGTCTTTTGTTCCATTTGATGCGCTGCTTTGGCCAATATACCAATCACCAATTTGCAAGCGAGCTCGTGTGACGTTCGCACTCGTTTCTTTGATATTTAATTTTTTTGTGGGGGAAATTTCAGCATCGCCGCTAAATACAACAGAACGGGTTGAACCTACAAACTTTGCAATTTCGCCGGCAATGCCGTTGTATATAATTGTGTCTTGCGCAGTTTGTGCATTGTCGCCAGATGTTCTCGTCTTGTTTATATTGAGGGTGCCATTGACTCTAATTTGATTGCTATCAATCTTTATGCGATTTGTAACTCCGGATCCAACCGTAAGCAAGGTTCCAGTGACGTCGCCAGTGACGTTTCCATCAAGGTCGCCAGTGACGTTTCCATCAAGGTCGCCAGTGACTTTTCCAGTTAATGGTCCTATAAAACCGGTTGCGGTAACTGTATTTGAAAATGTAGCAGCACCGGTGCTGCCGCTAATTTTCAAGCGGTTTACTGTATTTGACGTAGTTGAAGAAGTTGTAACAAACTGTATATCTCCCTCTCCGCGATTCTGAATTGTAAATTTTCCAGTTCCAGAATTATAAATTGTTGCGTCTCCATTTAATCCTGAACCCTTTTCAATAAAGAGTCCGTCTGTGTTATATGTGTCTGTGTTGGTTGTTGGTGTCCATTCATTTATGCTTGTGCTTCCAGTTGGCCCATGACTGCGTATCAGTATTCCAGTTCGGTCTGACGCAGTACGAGCACCTCCAACAATTAGGAAATAATCTTGTGATATGCTAGTTCCAAATTTAAAATAGCTTTGAGTTGACCCATAATCTGTAGTAATATCTGCCCCGCCCGGGATTGGGTTTGCGGTAACTATTGTTCCAACTCCATCACCAAACCCTGTTGCTAATCGCTTAGCTGTAGATATTGTCGGAATTGGAGCGCTTTGATCAAATCCTCCAATTACTTTTAAGGTGCCAGGTATTATAACTTTCTGGGACGATTCTAATGTTAAACAATCTAACCAATCTGTATTATTTTGACTTCGGATTTGAAGTTTATGAGTTCCACCAGTGCCTTGACGATAGAAAGTTGTCCCCGTACCGCTGCTGTTTATTATAAGATCTTTGCTGTCGCGAGTTATTGATGCTGTCTCTGTAGTGTTGTTTGTTTTGCTGCTATAAAATTTTACAGCGCTTGATCCATCGCCAGTTCTATTAATGCCAATTGAAAGAGAAGCAAGTGATGATCCAATAGAATGACCTATTGCAGTGTCAGATCCAGTGACAGTCAGTGAACCACTTAAATATGAGTCTCCTAGTACAGTAAACTCGTCTCCACTTCGTGCAGCGCTTGTAAGACTCCCGCCAACAATTACAGAGTTATCATTTAAAATTTGAAAAGGAGTTGCTGGGTTAATTAGCATTGAAATGCTAGCAGTCCCAGTTCCACCATTAATGGTGCCGGTGGTCGGAGTAATATAGGTAAAAGTATTTGTTCCAGTATTTGTTATAACAAATGTGCCACGAAAATCAGTCGGAGATATTCCACTGATTGTTGCAATACTTCCTGTTGCATAGCCATGATTTGGAGCATTTACTACAACTATATTACCAGGAGTAGTGCCGCTGCGAGAAAATGCAGTTCCAGGCAACTCAAGTGTCGTTGTAATTGCCGTGGTGCCGGTTCGTATATAGAGTCTGGTGCCTGAACTTTCTAAATTCCACGGTAACGCTCCAGAAGAATTTGACCTTAAACGATAATATGGCGTGACGTCTGTCAACTTTACATTTTTTGCAGTAATCTCATTTGTGACGGCAAGACCAGCGGTATTGAAGTTTGCAATAGGATTTTCGCCAATTCTAAATGTAGTAGTATTTGAACCTTCAGTGTTTATATTGATGCCCCCGCCGGAGTTTGATATACTGAAGAGTCCGCTTGCTCCAGCTGCTCTTATAATTGATGCAGCATTTGTCCCAACTCCGCTAGTTGCGCGCTCTGTTTGGAAAAATAAAGAAGACACGCCATCTGCGGACCTATCAGCACCAATATAGGCATTTATATTAGAACCACGCGCATAACCAAGTTTTATATTATTTCCATTTGTATTAAAGTCACCGTTAGAATCCCAATAAGGGCGGCCCTGAGACAACTTGGGAGGAGTAATTGCCCTGTCAGCAATATAACGAGTAATCAGCCCGTCATCTATAACTTTGATGATACCATTTGTCTTTTTACGCCACGTATTAAATGAATCAATTGAAGTGACTCCATCAGTTACAATGCTAGCAAATGGTGTGTGTTGATCGTTGTCTGAAATTGCCATACAATATATTTATATTGATTTTTTTAACTCGTTTATTTGGGTCTGTAAAAATTCACATGTTTGCCTTAAAGCTGTCAACTCTGACTGCACTCTTTTTCTTTCCGCGTCTAACATTTTTTGCTGATGACGACGTTGTAATGCATTTGTGTATGCAGACGCGTCAGCGTTAATGATTGCGCCTGTTGTTAAATCTCTTTCAAGACTATCATTTTCAAGTACTCGTGCTCTCATTATACACTTGCTATGGCTCTAAAGTCTTTGATTGTTGGTATTTCAACTATATTATTCGAAACCATTACAATCTTAACTTGAAATGTGGTAAAGTCAACTGTTGGATCAAAAACATATGCTATTTCAGGATAGACATTAGGATTTGCGTTTACTGGTATTGGCTGTAGAGTTACTAAATCAGATGATTTTCTTGACTCTAATAATGTCCATTTATTATCATAGATATTTTCATCATCACCCCCAAAGTATAGTGCGCGCGCATAGACGCGAATATTTGTCGTGGAGGCTGGTCTGTTTGCAGCAATGTATATATGCAATTTATCTGCAGGGTCATTTAAGGACACTGGTCTTGTTAGGTACCGTGCGGCTGCCCGTCTGCCCGCAGCTGTAGTTTCGGTATCAACTCCAGTGACAATATTAAATAGGGAAGCTTCAGAATTTACAACATTTTCTACAGCAATAATTGAATTTTTTAAGATATCAATTACCGGAGATATTGAACGATCTGCAGTTGTTAATGTTGAAGTGACTACACACGGGTTGCTAACTGAAAATTTATTGTTGCTTGTATCAACAAGTCCCTTGGGTATTATTGTGTCTTCACCACGATTTAAAGGAATTGGTGTAGAAGTGATGTTGTCTATTACAAGTTCGCTCTTTATAGTAGCAGAGTCAAATAATAGTGTGTTTTGGGCGCAATTTACTAGAGAAAAGTTTCTGGTATAGAGTACACATGTTGCAGTTGCAGGTGTGCCGCCATTTGGAGGAGCCGCTATAGTTATGCTTGGCGCAGTTGATGATGTATAGCCAAATCCTTTGTCTATTATTTTTATTCTAGTAACAGCACCAGTCACAGTATCTACAATTGCAACTGCTTTTGCAGCATGATCAGCTGTATTTGCTGGACTTGGGCGAGATGGGGGAGGAGCTATAGTTACAATTGGTGGAGAAGTATATCCAGAACCGCCATTTGTTATATTGATTGTATCAATACCAAGAGGAGCAACACCATCAAATTTAACAACACCAGGAGATGAGACAAATTCTGCTCGTCGCATAACAAATTTTAAGTCTTTTTCTTGGTGTGCTGTCCAAGTTGAAGCATTTGAACTTGTAAAAAATACTCCAAGAAACTCTTGTTTAGCGTATGCTAGACCAGTAGTAACATCAGTTTGTTTTGGTCCAAGTATTGCTATCCATGCCTTGTAGTCTGGATCTGGAGACTCTACAATAAATGCATATTCGCCGTCAGCCTGTAAAAATACAGGATTTGAGAATGCAAATGTTGTAGCTGCTGAAGCATCAGAACTAATTTGCACATCATCAGCGCGAACAGAGACTCTAGAATATGGCACTACTTTTTGCGTAGGATAACCATTTTGTGTAGGCACAATATATATGCTTACTGGTGCCTTTTGACCTTTCTTTTCAAAATAAAGATCAATTGAAGTTAGGAATAGACCTTCTTTATAGGTTTTAGAATCAACCACAAATGATTGAGCTAAAGGATCATACCAGTTTCCAAAGGTTTGAACAACATTTGTTGATGTTGTTTGTGTGGTGCGGCTTTCACTTATTGGAGTGACTACAAACTCTGGTTCTTTTGTGGCAAGAATTGTCTCTTGCTTTTGCACAGAAAGCCCGCTTGCCGCGTATTTCGTCATACCATAGGTATCAGCAGTAGTCAAATTTCTGTCTGATGATGTTAGACGAAATTCACGTTCGCCCGTTCTAAATCTTAGATATTCGTTGTTTGGTACAACAAAGAGTCCATAAACTTCTCCCTCATCATTACTCTTTAGTTGACTGCCAAAATTTTGCCAACCATTATTTGTCGGATTTGGCAAATCTTTTGGCAATATATTATTAAAGGTTACAAGGCCATTTCTTATTAATCTGTTGCTCCAACGACGACGACGACGACGACCAATTCCAGAAACATCTTCTTCAAAATATTCTAACAGTTCATCATCAGTGAGTTTTGGAGCAACATAGGCACCAATAGCAATATCATCAAAAAATGCATAGAGATTTGTATTTGGTTTAAATGCAGTGCCGAAGAACCATACCACACGACCACGCATATAAGGAATAAGATTAACATCTGTCACTGACTCTCCAAGACTGCGTTCTACAGTATTTGAACCTAGAGTAGTGAGTGTTCCAGTTCGCAGTTCGTTGGTTGTGGTAAGTATGTTTTGAGTAGTTGTGGTAACTGTTCGTAGACCCTGAGCTCCAGATTGTGTAGAATTCACACTACTAGTACCAGTAACAATGCTACTTTGACTAGTGACTGCCCAACTACCAAATTCAGTACCAATCAATTCTGGATTTTCTTTTATAAGCTCCTCTATCGCTCTATATGCGCTGTCATCTTCAACAATACGCGCTGGAAGAGTTTCTGTATCTTTCCAATCATCTACTGCGGGATAGAGTGATATATTTCCAACACTTTGGGCATAGAGATATGGTTGAACGCTAATGCTGTCTACTGCCACCGGCTGTTCAAATAATTTTTGTTCAGCATAATTTAGTGTTATAATGTCAGTATGTATTTTTACATTTTGTGCACCGCTTGTGCTATATTGCAACTCAATTTTATGCGTCTTAAAGCCGGGACGAAGCACTCCACGACGTTTGTCTATGCTACATACATGCTCTTTACGAGCACTATCACTAATACTGTGATTTAAAAAACTATCAACAATTATTCCATTTTTAAATCTCTCACTCGTTCCTTCAAAGAGAGATTTTTCAGTAGCTGAACGCTCTAGTAATGACAGTGAAGTATAATATTCTAAATTTCCAATGCGCTTATCAAGTTTTGCAATGTCTCGCATTGTATATCTGCGATTATCAATATATCGTACACCAATCTTGGAAGGATCTTCTGTGTATGCCGGCACGTTTAACACGTAGAGGCACATAGCATTTGCAGGCGTTTCTGGCTCTTTTGGAAAGAGTGAAGGAGTGCCTTCAATTACAGAAAATGCGTTGTTTGAATTTACAACTACTTTATCAATTCGTGGCAAATAATATTGTGCATTTGCTCTAAATGTGGAATTTGGGTTTGGAAGCAGACCAGAACGGGGGACATTTTTTAATAAATCAGGTCTAAAGTCTAAAGTATCCCTAAGACTAATTCCTGACTCAGTGTTTTTGATATATCGCCGAGCAATTGACGAATATGAATTTGCTGTAAAATATTGAAGTGCTCCGCCACCGCTTCTAGAAAAATAACGATAGCGTATTGCAAATGACCCGGACAATGAACCAGACCCAGTATATTGTATTTTTGCATTTGTATAATATGTGTCGGTCAATCCGTCTGACGTCACACTAAACATTGAAGTTACATCACTTGCTACTCCACCTCGGGTATTGGTTACGGAAATTATTTCAACGAGATCGGTATGCGGCAATTCAAATATTTGAACGCCATTATCTATTATTGCAGATGCTGAATCAATAGTTGATGTAATTGTCGATAAAATCTTTCGCGTCGGTGGAGTATTGCTTGTGATTGCTGCAATCACTGAATATGGTTGTCCAGACGTCACGCCTTCAATTGTAATCCCCTTGCCGTCACTTGTAAGTGATATTCCACTTGTTATTCGCGTGCCACCAACATAGACAAGCACTGAAGATGAGTCATCAAATGTTTCATTTAATTCTGACCCCACAACCAAAGACAGTGTTGTACTGCTAGTGTTTCCACTATATCGACGATACGCAGAAACAGATGGTGTTGTTACTCCTACCGTCGGGTCGCATTCGGAATATGGCAAACTATACACCAGTCCCTTTTGTGATGTCGAAGACAGAGAAGTATTTAGGACTTTATTGCAAATAAAGTTGTTACGACGTATAGATGCAATGTTGCTTAAGGTTTTGCCAGCAACAGTAATCTTTTCATCAAAGATATAGAGAAGAAAATCATTTGCACCAGCTGCTTCAAATGATTTTACCCGGCATGTTCCAATTATTGTGCCTTCTCCGTTTTCACCATCACGCAATTCGTAAAGTGCCTCAATGTCGTGTATTGGAGGTAATACAAAAGAAGCCCCGTATGGATTTACTTTAAAATAGTTACCAAATGGTAGATTTACTGAAAGTGGAAATGTACTGCGCGTGCGTGCTTTTTTAGTTTCAATGTCAAGAGGAGAGTCTAAAAACACCCTATAGCCATCTACATAACCAGAACTCTTATCAACTGTAGCTAAAAATGATTCTTTTGCTTTGTTAATTGCAGTAAGTTTATCAGCATCAGTACTACTAATGCTATAATAGCCTTCATAGCCCGGAATCAAATCGAGATCATCCCATCCATATCGACCGCGTATAAATGCAACCTCAGTTACGAAGGCGCCAGTGATTAGGTTTGATAAAGCACCAGTTGCAACAAATTCTGTGCCAATTTTAGCAGAGGCGATGTCGGCAACTCCAACTGCTACCCATTGAGCAGCCGACGCAGATCCAAGTGCCTCAATGCGATAACGATTGCCAGCAACCATATATTTTGCTAGCAAGTTTTGGCCATTATAAAAGTCGTTTAGCACAAGTGGAAATGGATTTACAGTATAATTTCCAGACTCTTCTTGTGTTCGAAGCGCCAGTGTTTTGTCAATTTGATTGTAGACATATTGTGGGCTGTTAGGGCTAATATTTTCAGAGAGTCGAGAATTTTTAACCTCTCCAATCTTTACATATTGTATTGTATTGTCCCGATTTGTCCAATCATCAGCTGGAAACCAAAGTAATGACATATCAATTTGATAACGATCAGCGCCTGGAGCAGTATAGTTTAATGTGCCAGCGCTATTATCCAGAAGCGTTTCATCTTGAAGATGTGTTATAATATTTTCATCTACTCGATATGCAATATTTCCAGTTAACACCTCGGATTGCATCTCATGATCTATATAGACAACCTGTTTTGGAAGCGCAACAAATGAACCATTTATATAGAATATGCCTTCTTCGGCTGTTATGCTAGAGGCAAATTCTTCATCGTCATTGATAAGATCAGCACTAATTGTATAACCCGCAAGTTCAGGAGCAGATTCAGTATTTAAAATAAAATCAAATGAAGAGTTGGCATCAAACCGTGTCATGCCGTCTGTGCCGCTGTTTGTGTATTTTACATAAAACCGAATGGCGTCTGGCTCATTAATTTCTTCTTCAACATCCTTATAGCCAAAAACAGTAGCGCTTAGTCCATTTGTGGTTGATGTAATTGTTGTAATGTTTTCTAAAACAGTAGTTTTGTCAAGATTTTCATCAAGAGTAAGATTAAAATCTATTCTATGCACCCTTGGTACAAAATTAACCTTACAACCAAGTATTGCTTTGTCTTGTGTATAGAGCGTGCTGCCTAGACGATGAATCTGATCTTGCAGCATGCTTTGCATCTGATTGAGTTCTCGCACCTGAACACTATATCCAGGTTTAAAGAGAATCTTTACATAATTCTTTTTGTCAACACTGTTTAGTGTATAGTCATCGTAATACTCAGCGTCGAATGTTGTAATTGGCATTATGTTAATTTATAGTTGAATTATAATCTTAAGTTCTTCAGCTTGTTGCGGAGCACGTTCAATTGGTTTACGATTTTCCGTAAATACAATCTCACCGGTGTTTGATATATATTCTCCGGTATTTACTGCGGTATATGGTATTGCAGTTTGTCTATCTCCAACCAGTATACTTCCGGTGGCTGGTATATTGCCAAACCCGCCTGAATAACATTGATGAAAATACAGTCGTTTTGTATCACGAGTAAGATCATCATAGACGAGGTCTGCATATCCAATAATTGGATTTGTTATTGCCCCGGTATACTGTATTTTTATAGGTTCCCCACTAATATCTGTGTCAAGAGATGTTACAGCGAGATCTAAAGAGAACCAGCGAAGCGCACGAAGCGTATTTGGAGGACTTGCTCCAAGTTCTCCATCCCATGATGGCTTTCTAACTATTGAAATTTGACGATATGGTGTATAAAATGTGTCGTCTGTATCATCTTCAAATTTTGAATAGACCCCCATATACCAACCAGGCAAATCTTTACTTGGATGATAACCAAAGCCATTAAGTGGTGAAATGTGCGGAATAATCAACGCGCCAGATCCGCCTGTGCCATCCCTTGGTCTAATCTCAATGCTTGCAGAAATTATATTTGTATTACTCACGTCGCCGAGTAGAGTGGTTATATTTTGGCCAGATGCAAATGTCCAACCAGATATTATACCAAGTACAGGTACACCATTTATAGTATCATCGTTAACATCGGCTACAAGTTTAAAACTGCCATTTAATGAAGATGGGAGAGTAGAACCAGTATCAGTTGATCGTGTCACACTTATATAGAGATCCGGAGGATTGTCAATTGAATAACCACTTCCAGAATTTACTATAGTAAAGCCATATATCTTTCCTCCAGTAGTTGTTTTGCATGCATTTATAGTTGACTGTAAAGCTCCTCGTTGAAGTAGATTTTTCTTATGAATTTGAACAAATGCATTGCTATTTATTGTATTATCAAGATTAATATAGTCTTGTATATAGACCCAAACATAACCGTCACTAAGCGCTTGATAACCAAAGGCTGCAATACTTGGTTTTTGCGTACTTGCCCCAGTTCCTTTTCTTAAACATAAAAAGATTGGCTTTGTAGTCAATTCTTCAACTATAACATAGCAAGGAAACAAGGTAGTTTGGTCACTATAAAAACAACTTTCGTCATACGGGGTATACGGCTTATATGTGTTTCCAGATTTCCATACAATCTTTGGAATTGCGGCACTTATATTATCCTCTGTGATTTTTATAAGTGATGTAAGATTGCTAAGTGTCTCAAGATCATCTGCTGGAGTTCCTTTAGGAATTGGAACATTAAATGTTGTTGAAGATTCAATATTTCCAGATGAATTTGGCTCCCAAGGATTTGACCTACCAATTCCAATATAATATGGATTGGCAATCATGTCCTCTTCCAAGAGGTCTCTCATTTTGCGTCTAAATGTTTCAGTAATAATTGCAGCCATGTTGTTATTTATATGGTTTTTTTCTAATTATATAGACAGTGCTATACGTTTTGTAGTTTTATAACGAGTTATGTGTGTTGGTATATTTAATATTTTTGACGAGTTCGGAGCCTTTGATAGCAGCATATAGCTTTCAGGATTTAAATCTAAAAGACCGTTGCCTAGACTTTGTCCATCACTAATTTCGGTACGACTGTTGCTGCCACTTTCACCGACAACAATACGATCGCCTGTAGAATTTATATCAACACTCCAACCATTTTTATATGGGAAGGCATCACCACAAAGATCATTGCCAATTTGTCCCCATCGATATGTTATAGGGTCATATTCATATACTTTTGTGTGTCCACCGCCAGCGTTTGGCGAACCTACTACAAGTCTCGAACCACTAGTATTAAACGATATGCTTAATCCTCCATTGCTGTTTGTAAGCTCTCCTTCTATTGTTTGACCGAGTAGAGTCCACACACCAGAGACGAGTTCGTACACCATAATATAGCCCCGATTGTTTCTAGAAAGAAAATCCGTTTGTGGGGAAGCAACTGCAACTCGGGTTCCAGTCCCGTTTATAGAGATATCCCAACCAAAATTTTCTGTTGCTGCTCCAGAGTCTGCAATAAACAATACATCTGGAACAATTTCTCCGCCATGTGCAGTCCAGGTCGATCCAGTGTATGTATAGACATAGGCTCGTCCAGAAGAATTACTACCAGCTTGTGGAGCTCCAATTACAATTTTATCTCCAGCATCATTTAATGAAAGACTCCAACCAAAACGATCATTGGCCGTTGGTCCAGCAATTGTACCAATTGTTGTCCATGAACCAGAGATATACTCATATATTTTTACGCTTCCAACCTCGCCATTGTTGTATGGGGTGCCAACTGCAATTCTTGAACCGCTTGAGTTTATACTTACACATGTTCCGGTTCGGTCATTTGCTGCAACACCATCAATGTCTGCGCCAAGTTGCGTCCACACGCCACTAATATATTCGTAAACCCGAACGTGTCCGGCATCATTTGATCCAGAGTTTGGTGCTCCAATCACAACTCGTGAGCCACTATCATTTAACATAATATTCCAACCAGAAAGATCGCCAGCCGCTTCACCTATTATAGGATTTCCAACTGGCATCCATTTTACAGATTGGGAAACGTTGTCATATGTATAGTCATATATGTATGTTGCGCCAATATTTTTTAATAAACCTGATAAGTTTGCGCCATCATTTCGATAGTCGTTGTCAGTATCATTGTCATCTGAAAAATTGCTGTCAGCATCATTATCATTCCATGGTGCGCCAACCGCAAATCGTGTTCCGAGTGAATTAAAGCTTACACTATAACCAAATGAATCTCCTTCGTTAAGCAACACTTGCTCTAATGAGAAAATTCCTTTATCATTATTAACTGGTGTATTGTCTAAACCACGTTGACGAATATCGCCCCGTTGACCAAGTGGAGAGTCACCAAGTTGACTCCATTTTTTCGTAGATGAATTATATGAATAAACGACAACTTTGCCTACATTGTTATAGAGCACATCATCCTGGCCATCAAGGTCATCACCCATAAACTTTACGTCTTCCCAGTTTGTGCCACGTTCATATTTTGTGCTAAGATGAAATGAGAGATATGTATTTAGACGACGAACCATGTTTCTTATAAACATAATAGCGCCATTATCTCTTCGTTGGGTGTATGTCTTGCCAAAATCATCCAACATCTTAACAAATATTAAGATAATAAGATCTCTATCCATTCCGCGACCATACTGTGAACGCGGCGTGTGTTGTCCACCAAACGTACTCAACATTTCGTAAAGGTCTGTAGGCAACTTTATGTTTTTCTCTTTTTTACTAATGAGATCGCGAATACGTGGCGGTATGTGATCTCGATTTCCATATTTGTATTCAATAAAATCAACCCAGTTATTTTTGGAAAAGTTAATGACCTCCAAAAGTGAAAAGAGCTCATAACCAGAAGGATGACAAAATCCTTTAAACTCATCTATCCAACCTTGTGGCGGTAATTGTGTTTTTATTTCATAACTATGTATCTGGTAATAGTCACCATCTTGTATTTTATAATAGTCTGAAAGTGTTCCCTTATTATTAGCCTTTATCCAACGAATATCGTCAGGAATCGCGTAGACAACAATTGGATTGACATAATCAAATGATTCAGTTGTAACTGGAATCCAAGAATGCACTTCATACGGGTGAGCTGGCGGAGCAGCGTCTAAACTAACTGTTCCGTTACCAAATATTCTTTTAAAATTCATAACACCAGAACCATTATTAACTAGATCTATTGGTTGGCCAAATTGGGTACTTGAAAGTTGAAATGAATTTTCATCTATACGAATCGTATAATAGTCGACATTTTGAGTTATGCCTGTGGTTACATTTATTGTTGAAAAAGAAACCTTTGTTCCGGTTGGCAAATCGTGATCTGTAAATGCAACAATACTGCTGGCAGCTTCAAAGGTTACGTTTTTAATATTTTGACTTGTATTTTTTACGATAAAAGTATCATTTTCAGTATTTGTTCTATAGACAAAGTCAACAGTAAAGATTGAATCAACCAGGTCTCCACTCGTAAAGTTTATATTTACTTGAGAGCCTGGTTTGTAGTTGTGACCTTGACAAATAATTTCAATATTATTATCTGTGCCTAGTCTATAGATTCCATTGACAGGTTTAAGCGCTGCCTTATAATATACCGTGACAAATGGTTCTGTTGTAGATGCTGTATATCCAGAACTATTTTCAATATTTAAATAGTCTAAAGTACTATATTCATAGTTAAAATTTATTCCGCCAGATGGTTCAGTTATATATGAATAACGATAGTTGTCAATAATCGCCTCGGAAAAGATGTCATATATCGCCCAGTTTTCTTGTTTGACACCATTAATTTCTTCACTAAACTTAGAGATTCGTGTTGTTCGATCAGATGCAAATGAATTATTTACTTTTTCCACACTATAAACATCAACCGATCCAGCTCGTTCAAATGCTAATATTGGAGTTGTTGTCAACGCTGGCCACGTTGCTAACCATGGAAAGTCTTCATCACCAAGATTTGCAGATTGAGCAGATCTAGATAGTACACCGTTTCCATCGGCGTTAAATACTAATGCGTTTCCACCAACACTTATAGAAATTTTAAAGTTATCTGCGGTTTTATCAACGACATAATATACCTGATTGACGTTTATACCATTAACGACTGTACTAAAAACGACTTCGTTTCCATTTTCAAATCCATGAGAATTTAATGTAATGATATCGGTTGTATTAGTAAATATGACATTACGGGGTTGGCTATTTGTATATTTCCATCGTGTGCCAGTATACGCTATATTTTGAGAGCCATTCACATATGCCGGCTTGTTGTTTTCTGGAGCTGCCCCAGTAAAGGTTGTACCATTTCTGCGCGCCTTTTTTGGATCAAAGTTATATGGCGTACCACATACGAGCCGTTGACCTGTAGTATCCATAGCAAGAGCATGCCCAAGATATAGGTCGTATGTTTTGTTTTCTAGGGACTGCCACTGCTCGATCCACATATCTGTAGGTCTATCAAATTCATAGAGTTGAACATAACTATATGTGTTTATGTTTGCGTCTCCAAACTTTATTTCACGACCAGGTGTAGAAACGGCTAGACGAGAGCCATCACTATTACAAGAGACTTTAAAGCCATAGAGTCCTTCTACATATTTTCCGTAGAGTGGAACCTTTCCATACTTTTTCCAATATTGACCCTTCCAACTATATGAAATTACTGCTCCAACATTTATCTGTGAAGAGGTTCGGGTACCAGCTCGATATGGTGCGCCGCCGATGAGTGTGTTGCCATCACCACTAAGTGAAACTGAAGTTCCGTATTTTTCACCGGGAGATGTTGTGCCATAGAGCGACTTGTTTTCAAGTAAAATCCATTTTTCGCTTGAGGTATTATAGTCATATACATTAATCTTTCCGCATTTTCCAATCTTTCCGCTTCCAGCACCTGGAATGCCTATTGCGAGACGAGAACCATTTCTATTATAAGAGAGTGCCCACCCAAAATTTTCTCCGTTTAGTATGTTTATATTTTTTCCAATTCCGCTGGACTGTGGAAGTAGAGTTCCAGTTCCGTTTCGTGTAAATTGAATTGCAGCCCCGCCAGCAGTTAATGCAACCTGAAAATTAGTTGGCGATGTATTTACTACAAAATATTCACGTTTAGCAACAATTCCGTCAGTGTCTCTTACAATATTAAAGACAACACTATTACCATTTACTAATCCATGATTTGCGAGAATTATTTTATCGTCGCTCTGACGAAATGTAACTTGACGAAGAGTGGACTCGTCAAGTGGGAATATTCCATGGGATTGCCAACTGCTATAATAGGTTTGTATAACAGCAGATCCAGCCGCAGTAAAATTAACTGGGATGCCATCATACACATCGGATGATATTGGAGCATTGACTATACCTGCACACGTATTATTTGTGATTGAAATATTGAGTGTTGTGTCAACAGCCGCGTAGATCCCCCTAGAGACCGGATGACGAATGAGTGTAATTTTATTAAGATCAACAACTACCTCAAATTTTGATGAAATTTCAGTATTTTGATCCAGAGCGTTACGTACCCTTTGTGCCCAATCATTAGGAGTGTCTGCAAGTTGGTTAAATGTAATAGTGCCTGGCGAATTTGGGGTCGTCGTAGTAAACGTGATTTCATTGGCAGCAACCGCGGTAATTACAGGATTTTCACCTAATCCGGCTTCACCACCTGTTTTGATTAATTTTCCGCCGGCAATTAATCCAGCCGTTGATGAAATTCCAGTAATAGTTGTGGTAGTTGCTGTACCAGAAATGCTTCCAGACTTTTCAACCATAGCTGCTACTGGAACGTTTAATGTAGTTGTTCCTCCAACAATTGCGTTTGAAGTTAAAACTACACGAGCATTGCCAGAGACAGTAATTGTGCCCTGAGCAGTTGCAGTTTCCATTTGGCCGGAATAGAGTCTTTCAGCTATTTTGAATGTACCTGGCGTAGTGTTTATGACATAATATTTTTTGTCAATTTGTGCACCAATTGCGTCTGTAATTGACACAAATGATATAGCATCACCAGTTTTAAACCCATGAGAAGCCAATGTAATAACATCAGTTGTATCATTTATTGTTACTGTTTTGTATATTGGAGGGTCAGTTTTATATTTTAGTGTTGATACATAGTCAAGGTGTGTTCCAGCTGTATGACCTGTTGAACTTATTGCAATTGAATCTCCCACCTCATTAAATGCCACGGCATGCCCAAATACGGCAACATTATCACCAAGAGAGTTTAGACCATAATATACAACATCAGTTGAAGATTTTTCGGGACTATCGCCCATTTTTGCAAGAACCCATGCAGACGTTTTGGTGTCATAACGATAGAGCAGCACACGACCACTATATGAACCAGAACTATAGCCAGGTTCACTAATTAAGAGTTGTGTTCCGTCCTCATTTAGTGCAAGTGCATGACCAAATCTTTTATAGACTACAAGATTTGCTGATCCATTACCAGAAAATGGCAGTGCCTTTCCGCCCGGTGTGTCTGTAATTTTAAAGTTGTCTGCAGTTTTATTTGCTACATAATAGACTCTTCCCTCTTGTAGTCCAATAGTACTAACAATATTCGTAAATGAAACCTCATCGCCATTATTGAGACCATGAGAAGACAGCGTTATTATATCGCTCGAGTCAACTAAAGTTATAGAATTAACGCTTTCACTTTGACCCGTGAGCGTGGCTCCAAATTGAATCCAAAGCGAATCAGCACTATTATAACGATAAACCTTTACCCGTGATTTACGATCTCCCACAGCAATTGTAGAGCCATCTGCACTCATCGCGACAACATGACCGACATAACTATTAAGTTCTGATCCACGTATGGAATCACCTAATTGAGGACGACTATATTCATTTTCAACAACCTTTCCAATATTTTCATAGAGTCTAAGATCTGGGTTATATTCATATTGACCATAGACTCGGAGATCGGGGTTGTCAACTATATTTAGAAATTTTTTGACATTAATTGTAGTGCCGTCTTCAAGAGTAATTGTAATTAGTGAAAAATTTTCATATTTTCCAGAACCGTCAGACGCAGCAAGGATTCGTTCTCTAGGATAGTTTATACTAATGTCTTCTCCATAAAAAAGTTTAAAAAACAGTTTTGTTCCTTCTTCTGTTCCACGAACGGTATAATAGTGATTTATTATTTTTAGTAGTCTTTCACGATCTATAAGATTTGATCGTGGTGTATATTTTGCAATCAATAATTCAATTTCATCGAGATATTTTTCTGTAGCAGCATCTATATCTTTATTTTGCGCTAATGATGCAATCTCACGCGAAGGTTGACCTTCAGCGTTCATATAGTCATAGTAATCTTCTAAAAACCTAGTAAGCGAATCTATATTTGCATCATTAGAGATGTGCTCTGGCAACAGGTCTTGTACCTGTATACTTTGCATATTACGTGGACGACTGTTTGCAACGCTTAAAATCATATATGTTTATCGATCTCGTTTAAATGGTATATAGTAGCTTGAATTTGCCATGCCGCCGGTTGCAATGACATCAACATCTGCCATTACAGACAAACGATTTGTGTCTATTATTATAATTTGATTTCGGTCAGGAACAATGTCATTTGATTGTGGTATAACTTCAAGAGTAATATCAATTGGTCCATTTGTTGGAAGAGTGTTTATGTATGCAACTCCAGTTTTCAAATCTATATAACCAATATTTAGGTTTCGCTTGATGTATGTGCCATCAGCCTTTCTATAATAGCTATACAATATTCTTTTTTGTGGATCTTTTGGATCTTCAACATCTCCTATATAAACATCATAACCTATAGTCGCATCATAATATCCAGTTGAAAATGTTATTGTTTTTCCGTCATCTACATCAAGCGGAGCACCAAAATCAATTATAAAAGATTCCTTTTGAGTTGGTATATTTTTATATGTTTGGGTAAGATATACACGTAGATGACCATTTACTATTGATGGATCCTGTCGTATAACATTTGAAAGAAGAGATGAATAGGTAAACACTTTATCAAATGACTCAAGCGTAGTATCATTATAGTCTATGATATATGACTTTATCTTTTGTTCAAGTTCAGTTTTGCTGAGATCTGTAATGTTTCTATTATATTTGATAAGCACATCTAGAGACAATTTAACATAATATGGATCAACTATAACTGGTTGTATAGTCAACACTGATCTTGGGCGTAAAAATGAATAGATAAAGTTTTTATCTTCTTCTGAAAGATAGAGTCCATCCTTTGGTTTGATTGAAACAAAAACTTTACCATAACTTTTAGGAATATGGTTTTCTCCTCCCCACACAGATATTGATTCTGATTTTGGAAATTCGCTCTTAATAATTGATGCATAGTCATTTATAGTTACTGCGCGATTTTGGGCAACATACGCGAGAGGCGCATTAAAGCGTATACTATCAAGTGTTTCTTTTTCTGTGCCGCCAGAAGCGCCATATGATTTTCCTTCATTATCAGTAAAGAGAGATATAATTGGAGTGTTAATAACAACGTCTTGTGTATCTTCTGCAAATAGACCGCCAATATAATTAAATTGGACACAACCATTCGCGGCCGAGCCATTTGTAACAAAATATTCAACTTCTATAATACTAAGATTATTTGGCCTTTTACCAAACCGGCCATCACCAAAACTAATTTCGTAGCGTCCTAGGGTATTTTCTTGTATAAAATATAGAGGATTTTCTGAACTAATAATATCAAATGATTCAAATTTTGTAAAAACAGTATAGTTTGATGAGTCTCCATTTGCATACACTCGCACCGAAATTTTAGATATATCTACATTTATTGAATCAAGTATATATTCAGGATATTGTAAATTAGCATTTACTTGATATTTTTGCGTGCGAAAAACTCCTTCATATACTGGCACAGCGCCAGTATATCGATTGATAGAAGCGTCATAGGTGAGTTGATGAGCCTCTACTGTACTAAAAATATAGTTTGTTCCATTTAATACACTTGAAAATCTAGAGCCCCGAGGCAATACAATAAATTTATTGATTGCTGAATCTGCTTTAGGCGCAAATGAAATTGCAATAACTGCCTTTGGTGCATTAAAACTATTTGGTATATAGCCTAATAGTTTTGCATTTGATACAACACTTGATCTAAGTTGAGCAGTATCTAAAAATGTTTCATTGATACTCATATGTGCCAACATTGCATTATAATGAGTATTATACGCCAAGACATCAAGAATTGTATTTAAGCCAGAGCCTTGAAAATTCCAATCTTTGAATGGCGAGTCATCGCGTTTAAAATAGGTTATAAGGTTAGATTTTATACTATCAAAATCCAACTCTGAAACGTTAATTGATCTTTGTGTAATTGCCATCTATCTCAATCTTTCTATAAAAAGCACGGTTTGTTCTGCAATATCATATGATATTTGAAATGTAATTGTTATTTTATATGAATTTGTGTCTGTCTGATCTTCAACATCTACTTCAAAGTTGTCTATACGAGACTCACGATCTCTTATTATTTGCGTGAGGGTATCTTTTATAGCCAGCTGAGTGAAAATAGTGTTTGGTTCAAAGAGTAAATTTCTTATATTTGATTGTATATACGGCGAAAAAGGCCGGCTGTACATATATGAAAATATCAGATTTTTTAATGAATTTTTAATAGCTTCTGCATCTCGCAGAGGCATAATATCTTTAATGACTGGATGTATGCGAAATGAAAGATCTAGATCACTATAGAGTTGATCTCTTGCTATATTACTAGAACGCGGTTCATAGTTATAGTCAGACAGTTGAGCCATATATTCTATTTATAATAAAATTAAGCAACATTTGAGCTGCTTCCTTTTGCTGATCGAACAAGTGCTGCTTCTTTATCTCTTCGTTTTAATAGTCCACTCTGACCGGTATTTGCCCATATTCGTTTACTTGCAATAATCTGGTTTGCAATATAATCGTATATATCGGTAACCTTGGTTTGTCCTATAATGGCAGCGCGTATATTTGCCATTTCTTCGCGCCTTTTACCAGATGTAGATGGACCTCTATTAAATACCATCGAGCAAAGTGCTCCAAACGCGCTTGGATGCAATTTATCTGCTCCTGGAAATGCTATAAGACACTCTCTTTTGTATCGTGGTATTGTTTTCTTTACAAACACCGCTTGGGCTGCTTCCCATGATATTGATATATCATTTACAGAAGAAACTTTATTTTTAGCCGCACTTCCAATTATGCCAGCACAGTCTGCTAATCTATTAAGATCTGAGTCCGAAAGTATTCCAGTCCAATCTGAAACAAAAGTACCGCGGCGATTCATTCCAATATCATAACCAATCCCAATAGTTATGCCGCTTTTTCCGCCAGGCCAATTTGCTTTGCTGTATAGTTTTTCATATGAAGATTTACCTCCGCCGACTTCATAAAATAACATAAGATCATATGCTTCCTTTGATAGCCCGCCATACTCTTGATTTCCAGTTGTAGAATATTGAGTTGTTTCCCCCTTCACAGTTGGGTTGTAAAAAGCTCCAACAGATGAGGCGCCTGAATTAAACGCGGCGCCTATAGTTGCAGTGCGGCCTTTAAAATCATTTATAGTCTCAGCACTCCATGAACCTCCATTCTTTTGCAGTTCAGTTGCAACATTTTGTTCATATTTTGACTTTATGCTTGCATATTGAGACTCGTCTTTTCCAGCTTTTTTAATATCGTCATGATAACTGTATGCCAATACATTTACAAGCGTAAGCATTTCATTATAGTGCCGAAGACCCTGTGTATCGCTACCATTACTTGCGGCCTTGCGCAACTCATTTATACGAGAGTCATCCTTCAAAGTGCCTTCTCGTATCTTAAATAACACAGAATCATAGTCTCCCTTTAGGTTACGGTCTAAATTGTCTGTCACAACGCCGCCATATTTGCTTCTTAAAGATACCACTGCTGTAGGTATTTCAGTTAGTGGTAATTTTTTAATTCCTCCAAGCAAATATTCAAGGGAAAAATCAGCATTACACAAGTCAAGTGATTCTATACTGTTTAACACACCATCAAGTCCCTCTACGCCAGGAAAGTTCTTTTTGATTTCATCAATTTTCTGGATCAAACTTTGGCCCTGTAATATCTTAGCATTTGCTAACATCATGAGTAGTGTCTCTGGATCTTTTAATTTTTCAATTAGCAACATCAAGAGAGCATATTGATCCATTATTTTTTGAATAAGAGCTATTATTTGAACAATATCAAGTGCTGTTCCAGTGATTGGCAAATTAGCAAGATATGATATTCCCTTTTTTATTGCGAGTCCTAGCAGCGCAGCAGGTATATTTTTTGCGCACTGCGCAAGATCCATGACACGATTAGCCTGTGTAACAATCTCAATGTCATTGATATCAAGAGCATTTGTGACTGCCGAATCAAGAGTGCCCTCAGCTGCGGTCGCCGCTGCCAGTCCTTCACTAATCAAAAAATCTGTCTTTACCGCCAATTTTTCTGCATCATCTACAGTACTATTAATGGTTTCGGAAGCGGTCTCTGTATTTTCTTCTGGCATAAAATTATAATTTGGTTGTACTTAACATGGGTTTGGTACGAGTGCTAACGAAGAGCCAATTACAGAAACGTTTCCTCCTCCAACTATTGTTATAGTGGCAGCAGTATCCACTATAGATATTCCGGTATTGATAAGTGCTCCTCCCGCCGTATTGAGTAGAGCGCCACCTGCACTATTACTTAATGCGCCGGCTGCTGTATTAGTAAGTGCTCCGCCCGCTGTATTAGTAAGTGCTCCACCCGCAGAATTTATTAGCGCTCCTCCCGCAGTATTAGAAAGTGCCCCTACTGCAGTGGTCGTAATTGCCCCACCTGCATTATTTACAATTGCCCCTGCTGAAGTATTTGTGACTAGGTTTCCATAAGTATTAAGGGCGCCAACACATGAAACTCCTAAACTCGTCGAAGCACCAATAGTCATTGCAGTTAGAGAAGTTAAACTCATTCCACCTACCACTGATGTTGCATTAAATTTACCATATGCAATAAAATTTGTTCCAAAGAGTGATGTTGTGTTATTCTCGCCTCCGATGGTTGTATTGCTTGATCCAACTGTGAGTGTTTCAGCGTCACCGTTGCATGTTACACTATCACTGCCGTGAATTACCAATTTGCGGCCGTTTCCAATGTTTGTAGCCTCCTGTCCTACAACCTCTTTTAAGTCATTTGCGCCAACCTTTGTACGTCGTGTGCCAGTAATTGTTTCTGTGTAGTTACCATCTACTCGTAGGTTATAGTCGCCAGCGACAGTAGTATTGCAGTTGCCATTTACGGTAATATTAACATCACCACTTATAACGATACTATCTTCGCCGAGTATTGTTGTATAGCGATCGCCATGCACAACTACTGTAGAATCACCACTAGCATTAATCTCATGATAGGTTCCAGACTTATGACCCGTATAGATTCTTTCGTTGCCCAACGTGTCATCAACTTCAAATACATGGCCCGAACGAGTCTCAACCACGTTATTAAACGGATAGACGCTTGTATCTGGAGAAGCTGGAGGACCCCAACTACTGCCATACTGAGCGGGTGTTGACGCGCCGCCATTAGCTGTTGAATCTTTACTAACTAAACCAGCTATGCCACCTGTAATATTTGAAAAATCTATAGCCATACTATACCTATATATCTGTTATATTTTCCATGAAATTAGCGCCTTTGCGCCACGCACGTTTTTCGGTTTTTCAAACACTCCCTCTTTGCCTTTGCCATCCCTAGTTCCAGAACTACTATTACCGTCTATTGCTTCGTACCTTCCGCTGTCGTCTGAATCTCCAGAAGCAAAGCCGACATGGCCCTTTCCCCCGCCTGATGACCATACAATAATGTCACCAGCTTTCACTCCTCGCGTAGGGTTGACTGTAAGAGTTACAATATCTGTATTGTTCTTTGCCCATGTTATGAAAGCTTGAGAGCTTGCAGTTTTTGGACATTTTTTTTCATCTAGACCAGCTTGAGCAATTACCCAAGATGCAAATGCTGCGCAATACGGCAAAGGAGGTTTTCCAGCACCAAGATAACTCCAATATTTTCTAATATTAGGGTGATCGTTTTTGGCTGGTCCTTCTATTGTTCTACCTCCAGCTTCACCACGCGCAACCGAAATTATTTTTTCTCTCAAACTACCGCTAAGTGTAGTTGATTTTGGAGCATCTTCAAATGATGATAGGTTGCTTTCAACTACACTATCAGCAACTCCAACCCCAGCAATATTTAAGGAAGCGTTATTTTTTGCATAGAAACTTGCGCTAAATGCGTTTTGAGACGTAGTCGACGAATCAGGAATATCAGCTCCTGTGCGTAATGGATAGGTTCCATGTGGATCTGCGAAACCATAGAGCGATGCTGCGGTTGGTAGTAATTTTAAAGTTTCTCCGCTAGAATAGAAACTTGGAGTTACATCAACATTATTGCTATATCCAATTTCATAGCCTTTTTCGGTAGATATACTACCGATTATAATTGGATCTTGCAAATCATTTTCGTCTCTAAAAAATCCAAGTACCCATGATCCTGGCACAAGTCCTGTAGGGCTTTGACCAATACCAGACACCCCAGCGCTGGTGACTGGCATAATACATGTTGCCCATGGCAATTTTTCTGTTGGAAGTTCAGTAATATTGCCATTATGATAGTTCATGCACCGAACACGAACTCGTCCCTGTTGAGATGGATCATTAACGTCTTCTACAATTCCAGTAAACCAATTGTTAATATTCATATATCATTAAATACTTTTAAGCGCGTACGATAGAGTCCTTCTTTAAATGTATGTGCAGCAATCCCAATAATATAGATTCCAGATAAAAATTCATCAATATCATCTTGAGCGTATTGTGTATCAAGTTCATCACTCTTTTCTTTTCTTTTTGGGTTATACATTCTACCAATTTGCATGTCAATTTTTTGACCTGGATTTAGATGCATGTCTCCATTAACTTCAATTTCTTGATTTCTAGATTCTAACCGAGATATCAAAGATTGTTGTAATATAAGATTATCAATTACGTCATCAGCTGAAAGAGAATTATCTGCTGACGTGTTTGACTGAACATTTACCGTATTTGCATCAGCATAGTCTTCTAATGAGGCCTTATTATTAGAAGATCCAGATGATGATCTATTATTGTTATTTAAAAATACAATACTTTTTATGTATGAAGTAAGAGGATTTAATTTGCTTGTAATTTTTTTAGAAATAGACTCAGCATAGTTTAGTGTTTTTTCAGTGACTGACTTTTTTGTAATATTTGTTAGTTGCACCTTAGAAGAAAATCCGCCACCTAAAGCTTGAGCAAGTTTATCCATTTTTACGACTCCTCGTAAATTATATATTCTATTATACGCTTCGTCTGAGGCGTTTTGCGCAGATTTTTGTAAAAACGGAATATATCTAAAGACTCGATATTTTTCTTCTTCAGTTATGTTTGTTAAACAATGTATGAATATTTTATTTTCACGAAGAGGTCGGTAGATAAAAAACGGAGAAGAAATATCATCATACAGTTTTGACCTTAGCCATTCGATTGCCTTTAATGGAGATTGAATTGTAATAATGCCCTCAAATTGTGTCATTGGATTGCCAACAACTTCAAGTTTTTCATCTTTACTGTCTTTCCCAAGATAAAGATCATTTGTAAATATATTTTTGATATTATCAATTACTGGGCCTGTTATTGCACGACTAATTCGTGATAACGCACTCAGATATGCATAAGTTGGTATGCATATCATATTATACTCTTGGACACCCTGTGAGTTTATATCCTTTTGATAGTTTGGATATTCTTTTACAGCAAATGTATATTCATAGGTTTTTTTACGCACTTTGCTGCCGCCATTTCTAGTTTCTAAATTTTCTTCTTTAGAATCTGAAGAAACTAAACATTCTATTTCAATTTTTAAATAGACTTTTTCTTGGCCGTTTAATCCCATCTCCTCAAAGAAATTTATATCGTCATAAATTTTTATATTTAAAACGTTTACTGGACTAAAGAGTTCTTCAGTCATGGAAAATTCCTTGACAATTGGAATTATACTTTTTGTTATCTCCTCTGAATTTGTTAAATCAAATGCCTTTATTGAGTATGTAGATGGTATAACGCCAAGTTGTGTATCATATTGCGATACTTTTGGAGTGTTTCTATTTGGTACACTATTGGTTGACATAACTTATTGTGTAATTTCGGACATATAGATTTCGACGAATTCTCGAATTTTATCAGGACGAATTGTCTTTATCTGTGATTTTTTTTCATTTAAACTATATTCATAGTCATAGTTGCTGTAATATTTTGGAAAGCGAGAAAGAGAATCAGACGTTTTGTCTGGATGAAGTTGGTCAAGGGTTGAAATTTCATATTCATTGCCATACTCATCAGTGTCGTAATACTGGTGTGCTGCGTATCGATAATTTTCCCAGGCGTATGCATAGTTTGATGTTTCGGGCGAATCTCCAGTGAAATTTGTAGAGTAAAAAAATCTATCAGTTATTGTCTCATCTCTAAAATAGTCACGAATATTTTTTACATCATTTCTAAACTCTAAAACTTCTTCAATTTCTTTTGCTATTGCTATACTGTATGTGTCCAATCTATTAGATATAAGATCATCAATTACCAAACAGTCATCTCTATAGAGAATGTATGATTTATATAACCATTCTGTTTCGATATCATAGACTTTATAATAGTCTATTGTAGCAAATTTATGTGGGTTTACAAATTTTAAATAGAATGCACTCTTATTAGTAAACGCCGTTCGATCCTCTACAAGTCTGTCTCCGTTATTTGGATTTCTAATGTCATAGACAATTAGTTGACACATGCGGCTATCATATTTTGCTATTTTTGCATATAGATTGCCATCAACCGGGGCAACTAGAGAAGAATTATAGTCAAATGATGTATTTGAATTTTTTGCCACTATCTGCAGGTATGGCAAATATTTTTCATCTAAAACAGCATTTTCAAATATATTTCGTGAATTTGGAGCATATGTTTTATTATTATATTCTCCAACAATATCATATATTGGTTTAAACGTAATTGCGCTATACCGATCATATTCAGACTCTATCATACGCTCAAACTTTTGATATGACAACGGCCAGTCATAATATAAATTTTCTTTTAATTGCTCGTTAATTGCAAAAAATGTCCAATAATAATCAGGTTTGCCATAGAGCATATGAGACAATATATCAGGTCTTACTCCATCTGGTATTGTATAGAGCAAATAGTCAGTGTATGTATCAGGTATGCTTCTAGACTTATTTACTTTAACCATGCGACTAATGTCAACAAATGATAGTTCATTACCATTAACATTATATCGAATTTTTGGAAATCTATTAAAATACATACTATGGTAATTGGTTGGATGATGTGTTTGTTGATGTTATAACGCTGACGCGCGATGGAGAAGTTTGAACTTCTACGTTTTTATTACGAATTTCGCTAAATGCAGTATCATCCAAATCTTTTATGTCTGCTGCAGTAAGTGCGCGAGTTTCTATAAATGTTAGGGCTAAATCACATTCAAGCGGGGCGCCATCTTCGAACCACAAATTTGAACTAGAATTATATGTAGTAGACATTGTGTCGAGATAACACTCATATATTTTTGGTATATATTCGAGATCATTTAATGTACTGCCGTGTAAAAATTTTATGGTCCATGTTGGAGGATATTGAAGTTGTAAAGAATTTCCTTCAGCATAGAGACCAATACGAAATGCCCGGCATATATTACGAATTGTTTGTGACTCTTCTTGACTCTTTGTCATAAATTTCATTTGAAATTGAAATCGACGAGTCGACATTCCAGTAAATTCTGTGGTAATATTTTTATTTAGAGTTGTCCCTAAACCAATACTAACTGCACTCTTTACTTCGTCTGATAATGGCGCCATTTGAGCAGTAAGTTGACCTAATTCTCCCAAACTATTTGGTACAGCACCACCAACTGCTCGACTAATATAGTCTTTAGCGCCCGCCATGCCTCCGCTTGAGGCTGCTCCTAGCGCGCCAGCAGCCACACCAGCCATATTAAGTTCTGCGTCATTATATGTCGCGGCGTCAGAAAATGCTAAACTTTGAGGCATTGGTAAAAAGATAAAAAATTTATCATTGAGATTATTTCTAGCCTTATTGCAGGACATTTGCATAATTGGTCGATTGCCCTTGGTGAGATCATTGGGAAAATACATAGAACTGTATGTCGCACCCTTTGAAAATGAAGGAGTCTGTGAAGTCAAAGCCATATAAGTACTATTTATATGCCAAAGGGACACTATTATCGTGGTAAATATCCCGTAAAGAATAGAGAAAAATATGATGGTGATTCTTCGATTGTAGTGTATCGTTCTCTTTGGGAACGGCAGGTATTTAGATGGTGCGATGACACCCCAGAGGTAACACGATGGAGCAGTGAAGAAACCGTCATACCATATCGTTGCCGATCGGATGGCAAAACACACCGCTATTTTGTTGACCTTAAGATAATTTTTGCTAGTGGACAGACTTATCTAATAGAGATAAAACCAAAAAAGCAAACACAAGAACCGAAGGTTAAGACGCGTAAGACTCGAGCATATATTACCGAGGTATTAACATATGCAAAAAATATATCAAAATGGGAGGCCGCGCGAGAATATTGCGCAGATCGGGGATGGTCATTTGAAGTATGGACTGAAGACACAATCAAAGGTCTTGGAATAAAACTATTGACATAATTTTGCATATAAATAGATATATGCCGTCTCTTTTTTCTAAAATACAGTCAGATGCAGACCGGGCGGGGTTTTTGCCTCGTACTGCAGAGTCTAAAGATTGGTTCTATAAAAAAATAAGAACTCTGACAAATATATCTCCATCAAAGGTTTTAACTGATGACAGTCTCGTAACACGTGCTCGTCCACTTATTGGTCGTATGTTTATGTTTTTATATGATCCTAAACATAAAGAGACATTGCCATACTATGATCGTTTTCCACTTATACTTATGGTCGGCCCTGCAAAGGGAGGATTTTATGGCCTAAATCTACATTATCTTCCGCCACGACAGCGTGCCATTTTTTTTGATCGTCTTATGGATTATACAAATAATAAAAAACTTGATGAATCCACTCGCTTTCGTCTATCATATAATCTACTTAATAGCACAGCAAAACTTCGTGCCTTTGCGCCGTGTTTTAAACATTACCTATATAACCAGATTTCATCAAAGACTGTCGAAATACTACCAACCGAATGGGAAATTGCACTATTTTTGCCGACCGAATCATTTATTGGCCAAACTAAACAAACTCTTTGGGGAAGTACCCGCGGATTGATATGAATAATATAGAGACAATAAAATCTGAAATAGTAGCGCGGCACGGACTTGCTCGTTCTAATAAATTTAGCATAGAAATACTTGACAACGTTGGAAAACTTTCAAAAAGCATAGACCTACTATGCGAAAGTGTGTCTCTTCCTGGTATGCAGATATTTACTACAGAATATAGTCATATACGTCATGCCACAAAATACCCCACTGGGATTATGTATGAAGATGTGGAATTAACCTTTTTACTCACCCAAGACTATTATACAAAAAAGTTTTTTGACACATGGATGTCAAAAATTATTGAAACAAATGCAGATGAATATTATTTGAAATATAGAAAATCATATTGTAGAGATGTCATTATAAATCAACTGAATGATCGTAATGAAAAGGTCTATAGTCATAAATTATTGGATGCCTATCCAATAAGCGCACAAACTATAGAATTAAACAGCGCATCTGATGATGAAGTTGCAAAATTTAATGTCACTCTGACCTATGATAAATATGAAATAACGAACCATATATAAATTATGCCATTACCAACACTTGAAATACCAAAATATAATATTACAATACCATCAACTGGTAAAACTGTTGAATATCGTCCCTTTTTAGTAAAGGAAGAAAAAATACTTCTTATAGCTCAAGAGTCTGGCGAGACGTCTCAAATGATCTCTGCAATGAAAGACATCGTACGTTCATGTACATTTGAAAAAGTTAATCCTAATGATCTTACCACATTTGATCTAGAATATATTTTTTTAAAGTTGCGTTCAAAGAGCGTGGGGGAAGTTGCAAACATTTTAGTAAAGTGTAAAAAATGTGATCATAAAAATCCTATCGCAATAAACATTGATGAAATATCAGTAACTGTTCCTAAAAATGTAGAAAAAGTAATTATGTTGACTCCAAAAGTAGGTGTTAACATGAGATACATCAAGACGAAAGACATATCTAAGCTATCAGACATTTCAAAAGGTGAAGGAGACCTAATTACAGATATAATTATCTCGTCAATCGAATCCATATTCGACGAGTCAAAGGTATATCCAACAGATGATACACCAAGAGAAGAACTGGTCACATTCGTAAATTCATTAAACCATGAACAGTTAGGCAAACTACAAAGTTTTATTGAAAATTCTCCAAAATTAGAAAAAACTATACATTTTAACTGCACATCATGCAAAGAGAGTAATGATATAACACTATCTGGCATACACTCTTTTTTCGAATAACCCTCTCGCATGAATCATTAAGTAATTATTATCAAACAAATTTTGCGCTGCTACAACATCATAAATACAGCCTAACTGAATTGGATAATATGTTGCCGTGGGAGAGGGAAGTATACATCTCATTATTATTAAAATTTTTAAAAGAAGAAGAACAACGACGTAAAAAATAATGGAAACTACAGAATCACCAAAACTACTAACTTCAATTATAGGAGAATTGCAGGACAATAATCATGTAAATGAACTTATATTTGATTCGGTAGAAAGTTTAAACAATTCGCTCGTAAAAGAAAGCGAGTCACGAACTGAAGAGACTGCGCCTATCTTTACGCAAATTCTAGATCAAATAACTGGAATACACAAAAATATATTTAAATTTTTAGATATATTTGTTGGAAACGATTTGCAAGCTGAAGAGAATCGTCGCGAGTTACTTGAAGCGTTACGAGGACTTGGCAAAAAAGATAAAGAGAGATTGCCGAGTCCTCTTAAAGATGATAGCGGAATTGGTATTGGTGGAATATTAGGAGCAGTTATAGGAGCTGCCGGGTTTTTAACTGGAATGCTGGTTGGGTTTTTTGGTCAGTTATCAGCACTTATAATTGGTGCATTAAAAAATTCTAAAGTAGGCAAAGCAATTTCATCTTTTACATCAGGACTTGTTAACGGAATTAAGACTCTATATTCTAATATATTAACTAGCTTTAAAAATACAAAAGCTATAAAAGCAATAAGTGAATTTTCAAATTCATTGCGCACAAGCGTTTCTGGTTTTTTTACTGCTATAAAGGAAGGTGCACTTTCAAGATTAAATGCTAGTAAAAATGCATTAAAGGGCGTATTAGATAAGAGTGATATGTTTAAAGGTCTCGTCTCAAAGATAAAATCTTTTTATACACCATTTGCGGATCTTTTAAAAGCAATAGGAGAATTTTTACCAAAGGGTGAAGGATTGATTTCAGGCATAAAAGGTTTTATTTCATCAATAGGAACTAAATATACTGCAATTGCTAATAAATTCTCTGTTGCCTTTAAGGTAGGTAAAATGTTTGGAGGGCTATTAGCAAAATTAGCATTGCCTCTAACAATAATAATGGGATTATGGGATACTGTAACGGGCGCAATTGCTGGCTATAAAAAAGATGGTGTCGAAGGAGCGATTAAAGGAGGATTAAGTGGTCTACTAAATGGACTTGTTGGTGGAATACTTGATATGATTAAAGGAGGAATCTCTTGGATAGCAGGAGCATTAGGTTTCAAGCAAGTTGAAAAGTTACTAGATAGTTTTTCGTTTAGTGCTATTATAGAAAGTTTTGTAGAAGGTCTTGTTGATTTTGGTGAGAGTATATTTGATTTAATGCTGGCTCCATTTACCACAATACCTAAAATGTTAAAAGAAGCATTGAAATCAATAAGTACTAAAGGGTTTAAGGGTATATTTGAATTTCCTAAAATTGTATTGCGCGCAGTATTGCCAGATCCTGAAAAACATACAAGTGGATTTGATCCATTATATTGGGCAGCAAAAGCAATACCAGAATCAATATACGAATATGCTGGCATGAAAAAACCAGCAATGAAAGAAAATGTAGTGACTGAAACTACAGGAGCAGTATCTAAAGCAATGGATTCGTCTGGCGTCGCTAAAGAAACTGCGAAACAGTTACAAAAAACAAAAGGTTATGATACTGACGGGGATGGCGTATTAAGTGATGCTGAATATTTAAACCAACTGCGAAACGAAAAGATTAGCGGTGATTTAGGAGACATGAAGTTAGACTATAGCACTCCTGAAGCAGCTACACGCTCTGATGAACTATTAAAGAGTTCGAATATTACTACAAATATATCTACACCATCTTTCGAAAGACCACAAAATAATACAGGTCAAACTTTAAATCAAAGCAGTGCAAACACTCTTGTAGCGCCAATAGTAGTAAATAATTATGGTGGTAATACTACAAACAATACTACAAGTCGCGTAAATAATACGCAGGCAATCTATGATCCTATTGTGACTGGCAGTAATTTAAATTTAATGGCTAGATAAACATAAACGGGGGATAGAGCGAATCTATCCCCCGTTTCATATAGAGTTAGAGTTAGTGATTAACCGCCTTGAGCTAGCTTTGCAAAGTAGCTAAGCGACTCATCGTCATCATCGTCATCTGTGCTTGATGCAGAGAATGTCGATTCAGTACTTTTATAACTTGGAGTCTGTTCAGCCGACTTGCCTACCGCTGCCGCCGCGACGTTTACACTTGCTGGTTCAGTAGAAGAACCAGCGAGCGCTTCAGCACCAAGTACTTCAACAAGCTTGCGCTTAAGATCTGCATACGACTTATAGTTTGCAGGATCAATAAAGTCCTTTAATGAGTACAACGAATTGTAAGTCTTCTCAAGCTTGGCTTCGTCTCCGCTAAAGAGTTCAGAAGCTCCTTCAAATTCAGACTTGTCATAGTTACGATAACCTTCAAAGTTGCGAATTTTCAACTTAAAGTTTGCACCTGCCCAAAAATCAAATGGGTTGATTGGAGTCTCATCTTGAAACTGTGGTTGCATAATATCCATAATCTTGTCAAAGATTTTCTTGCCATATTTGTACAAGAAAACTTTACCTTCGTTGTCTGGATTTGCTGGGTCACTAAGCACTAGAATATTAGAGACATAATGTAAACGACGCTTACGCTCGCGAGCAATCTCTTTGTCTTTTTCATTGCCGCTGTTCCAAAGCACGCTGTTAATCTCACTTACCGGGTCAGGTTGACCAATACTGGTAAGAGAATTTTCAATGTACCAACGACCAGTTGGTCCCTTAAAACCATGATCCCAAAAGCGAACCCATGGCAGATCTTCACCTTCAAGCGCTGGCAAAAAGCGAATCACGGCATAACCGTTTCCAGCTTTATCAACTACTGGGCTCCAAATACGATCGTCTCCGTATGAAGCTTTTGGTGTACTCAATTTTTCTGCAGCTTCAACAAGTTTATTGATGCTTGCTGCCCGATTTTGTTTTAGTTTATCAAATGACATATGTTTATTTGTATTGCAGTGTATTGTTATTGTGTGATGTTATAATAACCACTTGGCTATTATAACATATTTCAAGGCTTTGTAAATGTTTTTATTACAATTTCTTGAAAAGCTTTTTGTTGTAATGGTAAGTTACGAATAAATGGCTTGTAGTTATTTATCTTTAGAGTCATGGCGGCGTAAAGCCCCATTGGATCAGACACTCCTGCAACGATACGACATGAATAGTTGCATAAGACATCAAGTATGCATAGCGTCTCTACAGAGACTCGACCACTCGCCGCAAAATCATAGAGTGGTATTTGCGAGCCGCGCGGTTGCAACAGTTCATCAAAGTTGTCAGTAATCGACTTGCATGCAGTGAGCTCTTCTTTAAAGCTGTATTGTAATCGCTGTATTTTAGAAGTCCAAAGTGTATAGGCCTCTTCAGACATGTTTCCAATCCATTCGTTTCCGGAGAGCAGGTTGGCTAAAAAATATTCAATTACTGTTTTCTTTTTAACATAACGACGAGCCAATTTTTCAAAAAAATACCGATCACGACGAGACTGAAAGGTGCTCTCCTTTAAACGCGGACCCTTAAAATTAAATTTAAATGCATCATAGTTGCCTTCACTAAAATGTAATTTCATGGCCATATAAATTGACCACGTCTCAAAACCAGAGACTCGTGCGTCCTGAGTTATCATGCAAATAGTGATGCGCTCCTAGGCAATAAGTTATTGCGCTGTGCCTCGGCTTCAAGTTTTTCTTTTAGACTGCCGACAACAAGTTTTGAAATGTCGTCTGGATCTATTGTATGGTCATCGCAATAGTCAATAATTGCTTCAAGATATCCTATGGATTTGAGGCGAACACGACGTTCAATTTCAAGAGCAAACTCCTGCTTTGTTAAAATTTTTATAGGCAGTTCTTCAGACATTATTTATTAGTTCTAATAATTGTTGTTTAGTTAATATTCCAGACATTCCATGGTGCGGCACTCCGTCATTGTATACTAATGTATGTGGTATACTCATGACATTGTATTTTACCATCTCTTCTAAATTAGTTTTTAAATTTTCTTCTTTATCAATGTCAACGAGTTGTTTAGACATATTCAACTCTTTGCAAACTTCATCTACAATTTTATGAAATTCATGACAGTCTTTGCAACTGATAATTGTGTAAATTTTTAAACTTTTCATAGTTTATTCTCAACGACCTTTACGATTACCATTTGTTCATTTATACGTCCGTTAGCCGGTTTTTTCTTAACTGACAAGTTTGAAAATAGCTTTTCAAGTTGCTTTGGTGTAGAACTTAAAATGTTATTTAGTGTCTCTTTAGGCTTACGAAGAGTCGCTACAAAGCTGATTGAAGTGTCATAGCCCTTTAATGATGTTCCTTTTACTTCAAACCCGGATGCGCCTGAGGCGACATATACACTTAGTGCACGTGTTTTTGTATTAAAGAGGTAGAGTCTCTGGGAAGAAGGTATGCGATTCGGCGAAACCGAATCAAGACTCCAGTCAGCAGAGTGTTGTTGATATTTTAGTTTAGACACCTGCTTGCTCGCATCTTTAACCTTTTTCTTACGTGGCTTGCGAGTAGAATTTTTAATTTTTGTGTGGTTACGAACATCGTCAATCATGCTCTCTAGAGACTTTACGATTTTTCGAAGTTCAGGCTTTGATAAGTATGAATATCCCTCAACAAGTTGTTCATCCTCACGCTGAAGCGCTCCGTTATACTCAGTATGGTTCTTTTCTAACCAATCAAGTATAGTCTTGCAGCCTTGTGCAGGAATCTTAGAGTCCCGTAATGCAACTGACATATTAAAGGATGCGTTTCCAGAACGAGTGACCGCCCACTGCTCGAGACAATCTTCAAGTGGTGAAACAATCTCTTTGTGCACCCTCTCGCGTATACGGTCAAGCGGACTAGGAGTTGGAACTTTGACTTTTGTGCCATCACCGTCATTTGCCAATGAACTTGCTCGCAAAAGAGTAATAGCACGCTTTAACTCGTAATGCACAACTGATGCGTCATCCTTTGGAACTGGCGGCTCATCATGAAAAGGAAGTGTTGCAAAATAATCTGTTGCCTGCGGGTGTATGCTTGGCATTCCACGGGTCAAGCATCGTACAAGTTTGCCAACAGTGCTTGGTAAAACATTTGGGTTTGCCTCTTTGATTGCAGAGACATCATCCTTGTTATACCCGTTGATCTTCATCCAATCAAGCACGAGTGGCTTCATCGCGGCAGTATCCAAGTAGTAATTATAAAACCCTAAAGCACGTGCCCGTGTCTTATAAAACTTTTCGGTTGGCCAAGTTTCCCAACCATTCCAGTCTGGTTCGTCACCTGTCCATTTTGCGTCAGGCGCAATTACGCGTCCAGCTTTAAATGCATTACTCATTTGTGTCAAAAATTGAAATTATTCTAGAAATTTTAAAGGCTCTCCACCCATTCACTTCAAGGTCATATGCCTTGATGCAGTCACAGTTTTCTCCGCTCGCACACGTCTTTTCTTTGATTGTATGCGGAGGAAGCAGACTAGGTTGAAGCGTACACTTCATACTACGAACTGTGCCATCAGCTTTGGTAAAAGTGACGAGTACGACTCCATTTTGAAGTTGCTCCAGTATTTTTTCTTTATCAAACTTATTGTTTGTCATAAGACTATTATACACCATTTTAGATTAAAAGTAAATAAGAAACTTTAATAAGTTTTGCAGCGATAACTATCAGCTTGCATTTTAAGTTCGCAAATTTTGCAGAGAGCGCTTTCATAAGACGCTCTCAAACTGTCACCCTTTGATTCGCTTTGACAAGTTATAAGCCAAAGCAAGTTTGCTGTTGTAGTGTCAATGTGTTCATATTTTAGATATTCCATGCTGCTAATGTATGTTTAAATGGCTCTCCTTCAATTTCTGATACAAGTCGGAGCATCTCTGCTGAGATCTCACGTATCTCTAGCTGTGCATGCTCAGAGTTTCTCAACTTCAAAAAGTTTGCAAAGCTACGCATATTAAATTGAACATCAGCCTGAATTTGACTGTTGTATGTCTTAAAGAATCGAGCACTTTCCTTCGCTCGTTTACGACCAAGAACTGGTGTAAGGTCGGCAAGACAATCATGATAGAGCATATTACCAAGTTTTGTGTATTGCTCTAAGATTTTAACCCAATCAGCACCTTCATCAAGGTTTCGAAAGAATACCTTTGTTGTATTTGCTTTGATATCTCGCCAATCTTCAGGCAGATAATACTTGTCTTCCTTTAGTTCTTTGTATCGTGCTGATTCAGCATTAATGCTAGCAATACGATGCTTGAGCAGATGAATATGAGAGGCAATGTCAGTATCAACAAGAAAATGCACGCTGCCTTTTTCAAACGGTGTTTCGTGACCATTAGACCACAACATGTTGATGAGTCCAGGAATGCGCGATTTCTTTTCATCAGTTAATTCTCGTGATGTGCTTGTCCATGCACTACAAGAGATAGTTTCATCACACCCATAATGTCCAATTAGTTCTACTTTATTTATCATAAATTTTACCAAGAAGATTGATAGAAGAGGCGTTCGTTATCCCAATCTGTATAGTCAATCAAACCCGAAATTGTTTGAATACTGCGCTCTACTTTATCCCAATAGTAGTCGTCTACTTCAGTTGATCCCCAAAAGAATCCTTGTGTGGGAGGCAGCTTACTAGGATTCTTAAGATGGTAAACATCCTCAAGAATCTCTAACAGTTCAAAAAGAATATCTTTATCTAGTTCATAAAGATCGCATTTATCAATACCTGCCTGAACAGTTGTAACAAACCACTGATGCAGTGCATTAAACTTACGCCAGTATGCAACCTCTTGGAAGATTGAGTAATAATCAGGACACGTATCTTCATACGGGCGCTGCAATGGCTCAAACTCCGCAACTTCTGGCTGTCCAGGTTGCGGATTGCGATTAAGATCGCTCAGTTCTTTAATAGAGTGAGCAGTCTTCTTAACTTTAAATATATACATGTCAAGTCCCATACGTTTATTATATTAGAGTTCCTTAATACCAAAGATCATCATCACTAA